GCTTATTATCACAATGTTGAAGGCCCGGCTGACTTCATTATTCAATTACAGGAGTATTTATGATCGATGCCAATACTTACGCTACTGGTTGGTATTCTATTAGCCCTGCTTTTGCCTGGTGGAACTTTGATGCTCATCGTGTGGCTGCGATCAAAGCACGCAGAGAAGCAGCGAGAATTGCTGAAGAAGATAAACAACAAAAGAAAATTAACTCTGCAAAAATTGCAGAAGGAACAATATCGGTATATGCGTAGTAAGCATTCAAGAAAGGAAAATAAATGAACTGCTTTCAAATCGAAGTCCGTGGTGCAACCTTTACAATCTGGGCTCCTACCCTCCGTGAGGCATTAGAAACCTTCATGATTGATATGGATATCTATGAAGTACCCAAGCAGTTGAGTGCTTTTGATATGCCTAGTAATATTCCAGCAGGCTTCTAATTACCAACGATGTTTTGGTTAATTCTATCTTTATCATTCCCGTCGTATTTTACGGCTCAACAGACTTCCATGGCTCATACAATTATTGAGAAGACTAGGCATGTTGGGGATGATCCATATTTGCTTGTTGCAACAGCATGGGTAGAATCTAGACTAAATCCTTTCAGTATATCCAAGACTAATGACTATGGTCTATTCCAGATCAACTGGACATTCTGGGGCAGAGAGTGGGGATATAAAGACAGAAAAACATTCTATAAAGATATGTCCAACCCTTACCATGCAACTGTTGCAGCGATGGTTGTCTTGAAAGAAATGAGAAGATACAAAACATGCCAAGGATTAAATCTTCCTGCTTGTTATAATGGTGGACCAGGGTGGAAAGTTTCAAAGAACAAAGATAAAATATTAGCTTACGCCAACAAGGTCAATCGACTAAGAATATATTATAAAAAAAGATTCCCTAACTGGAGCAAATAAATTTAACATTTGTACAAGCAACGTGCTATCTATAGTAAGCCCGACACACAACCATAATGAGGAAACTTACGCCTCGTGTCGGAAGCATGTAAGATAGGAGGATATTATGGTAAAGTCAGTTTTCAGTGACAAAAAAGGTTTGGTTCAGAGTGCGGGATCTGGGGTTACAATTCAAAATTCACTCTCTGTGACGGGTCAAGTCGGGATGACGGGTGCAATTTCGGTACAATCAACACCACTTTTTGGTGGAGGTTTATCAGTCGGAGCACAGGCTGTTACAGCAGCAGGGTCTAACCAGGGCGATGCGGCAGCTATTAGTGCCACAGGTGGTGCAATGGTTGTAGTTACTGGTGCAGATAACACCAAAGCTGTTCTCTTGCCATCTTTAGCTTCTGTTGGGGCTGGGAATATTTATTTCATCCAGAACTCCTCAGGTAACACCTTAGAGGTATTTCCTTCATCGGGTGACAAGGTTTCACCTGCGGCTGATGATGCTGCAATTACTGTTGCTGCAAATTCAATGCTGGTTTGTATCGCAGCCGATGCAACCCAATGGTTTGGATTCGAGCCTACTGTTGTCGGTGCCTGATAGGTAACTTACAGCTTTGGCTAAGAGAAAGGCACTCCTTCGGGGGTGTCTTTTTTTTATCTTTTTTATTTTTGATTTCCTTGACATATAGCCGTGCTATGGTATTATAAATTGTAAGGGAGATAGAGTTATGAAGTTAGAGAATGCTATCAAAAGAATCAACAAGCGTGCCAGCATCGTTGGTCGTGAGGTTGAGATCGATCGTCGTGATCGCAAAGTTTATGTTCGCTTTGAAGATGCTGTGAGCGAGCTTTCATTTTGGGTCAATAGTGATGGTCACATCAGTTCTCCTCATATTCGCCGTTATAATGACCATAGCGATATTATGGTAGATTACTTCGCTGGTTATCATCTCGATAATCTCAAGCAAGCACTTGATTCGCTGGCTCCATTGCCACCGAAGTACGAAGTCGGCTCTCTTGTTCAGTTCAAGAACAGTAAGCGTAATCAGCGTTGGAAGCTGGCGGGCAAGGTTGCCTTGGTGATCCAAGCTGAGTCTGGCGGTAACTACAAGGTTCAGTACCCAGGTAGCGAAGATCGTTACAATCCTTTCTACTCCGAGCGTGATTTAGAGTTGGCGGCATAAATGAGAAGCAAAGAAATCTTAGAAGAAATCAAAGCACGATGCCCCATCAAGCTTGGGGATCTTGTGATGGCAGGTGGCAACTTTGACGACGCAGGCAACAAAGCAGTTCCTGTTATGTGCTTGGTGGAAAGTCTATCACCAGCTAACGACGATGCTTTTGATCGGGCCTACGAAGGTGCTGAAGATCACTTGATGTTTCGGCTGCAACCAGTAGGCGTTAAAGAGTCTAATATCGGATTGTTTGTTGACTACGCATGTAATCTAGAAAAAGTTTAAATATTTGCTTGACACTTTGATATAGTGTGGTATTATAAATTGTAAGGGAGAGAGAAATGATTCAAGTAGGTTCCAAAGTTAGTCACCGTTTTCACCCGCTTTACCACAACAGTATTGGTAAAGTCATTAGCCTTGAGGGTCACCAGTTTGATGGTCACCAGATGGTCGTTGTGGATTGGGGTGTAAGTAAAAAAAGCATGTACCCCATCCAACATCACCACGCAGAAGCATTACGAAAGGAAGCATAATGGCTATTGCAAATCCCGAAGTTGAGTTTCACCTGCAAGACTTTATTGGTCAGTGTGTTGAGATTATCAGTGAGCACTACAGTTCTAAGTTGCCAAACTTGGAGGTTCCCGAAGTCAAAATCAAAGAGGGTGGCAAGTATTACAAAATCTTTAAGCAGCAGGGCGAATACAACTCACACGTTTGGTTCTTCGTCAGCAAAGAGGACGGCTTTATTTGGAAGCCTGCTTCTTGGAAAGCTCCTGCTCGCAACTTCCCTCGTGGAAATATTCTTGAAGACAAAGCAAAAGACGTCATTGGCGTCTACGGAATCTAGGAGGAAATGATGGATTACGAATTAAGAGAATTCGATGAGGATATTTTTATCCAATGGTTTACAGAGGAGGCTCGTAATGGTAGGATGCCACCAGAGCGAATGCAAGAACCCAATTGGGGAGTGAGTCCTGAGTTTCTCATCAACTCTTCTTTTGATGCGATCGCAGCCGACCGAGCAAAATGGCTGCAACCATTGATGTTCTTGGCAGGCATTAGCGTTGGTATGATTGGCGGAGCACTTTTGAGTTTAGAATATCCTATTTATTGGCTAACATTATAAGCCCGTAGGAGGTAAACCCCATGAAGAAAAAATACACACGTCGAAGATAAGTGTTAGGGGTCAACCCGACCGATCTGGCAGGAAGCATAAAGAGCCAGCGTCCCTACCTTCAGTAACCACATACCTTTTGAAGAGTTGCGTGTGGAAAACGGTTTGTAGGGTCAGATACACATGGAACAGGAGCCCCAGACGTACTTGGGCGAAAACTCTTCACATATGGTCCAGTAGCTCAGTTGGATAGAGCAACGGTCTTCTAAACCGTGGGTCGCAGGTTCAAATCCTGCCTGGATCACCAAGGAGTTTTGAGATGTTGAAAGTATTAGGGAAGTTGCCGAGGGAGTTAGTGGTCGCTGTTAGTGGTGGTCCTGATTCTATGGCTATTTTAGATTTCCTTAATAATAATCATAAGGTGACAGCATATTATTTTGATCATGGCACAACATTCGGAGAAGAGGCGTACCATTTCCTTAAGAGCTACTGCGCAAGTAGAAAAATCCCATTTGTAACCAGCGTTTTATCAGAATCTCGTCCAAGCGGCAAGTCACTTGAGGAACATTGGCGGGATGAACGCTATAAACGATTTCACGACTATAACCTACCCATCGTAACTGGGCATAATTTAGACGATGTTATTGAATGGTTCCTGTTCTCATCTGTGCATGGTAAAGGAAAAGTTATTCCTTATCAAAATAAAAATGTTATCCGTCCTTTCCTATCTACCTCGAAGCAAAGCTTGATTGACTGGTGTACAAGAAAAGGTATTCCGTTTCTGACTGACCCTGGTAATAGTAACAGAAAATTTATGAGAAGTATTATCAGACACGACATGATGCCTATCGTAGAAGAAATTAACCCAGGTATTCAAAAAACATTTAAAAAAATTGTAGAAAGCAGGTATAATAACATCTAACAGCACTGTGGTCCACTAGCTCAATTGGTTAGAGCAACTGACTCATAATCAGTAGGTTCGAGGTTCGATCCCTCGGTGGACTACCATGCCCGAATGGCTCAATTGGTAGAGCAGCGGTTTTGTAAACCGAAGGTTGTAGGTTCAAGTCCTACTTTGGGCACCAAGAACAATAAGCTCCCGAAAGGGGGCTTTTTTGTTTTATATGCAGTCTATTTATTTTGTATGCCTAATATAATAATACAGGACTTCTTTATATGACTGCTAAATTAGTTATCGGAAATGTAGACTTATTTCCCTTCAATGGTGATGCTGCTGTAACAGGCAACCTTGAAGTAAGTGGAGTATTAAACCTTTCAGAAGTTACTAGCGTTCCTGGCGCTCCTGCTTCTGGTACAGTGAAAATGTTCATGTCTGGTAATCAAATGTTTGCCAAGTTTCCAGACAGCACTTTAGTAAACATGTCAAGCTCTGGTCCAAATGTGACTAACGCTTCTGATAATAGGCTTATCACCTCAGTAGATTCGGATTCTTTTAACGGAGAAGCAAACCTAACCTTCGATGGCACAGATTTAGAACTTACAGGTGCTCTAAACGTATCAGGCAATATACTAGTATCTAACGACGTCACAACAGGATCTCAAGCAGGACCTGGGAGCTTCTTAGCATTAGACGCAAATAATAAGATAATATTGACAGAGGGCGGCGGCTCAGTAACAATAGCGAATGATGCTAACAACAGGATTACTACTGCTGGTGGCGATGGCTCTATCAACGGTGAGGCAAACTTAACCTTTGATGGCAACAAGCTTGTTATCAATGCTGGTTTGGTTCTAAATAGAAGAGCTATTACCTCGACCGTCACGGCTTCGGAGACAGATTATTATCTTGCTATTAGGGCTGCTGATGATTTGGATATTAGGCTGCCCGATGCATCCAGCTTAACAGAGGGACAAACGTTTGTATTGAAAGATGAACTAGGCACGTCTCCGTCGCATAATGTCGCTATCTCCGCATCAGGTGTTCAAACAATTGATGGTAAGAATTTTATTCTTTTGAACTCCCCTTTTGCTGCTATCCACCTATATACAAATGGTAGCAATGGTTATTTTATATACTAACCAAAATAGGTTCTGATATAACAACACATTATAGGTTATCATGGTTACATGAACTGATTAGCGTACCCAAACAACGCTGACAAAATTAGTTTATAAAAATGTTTTTTAGATAATAAGTTTTTCTCATTTCTTAGGAGGAAAATATAAATGGCTTATAAATTTCAATCAGGACTCGCTCGCCTCGGCGGCGAAGTCCACATGGATTCAGCCCTATTAGTTTCTGGTTCAGTCAACTTGGCAGACAAGTCGCTACCCATAGCAGACTTGGATGTCAATGAAGGAACCAATTTAGGTCCAAATGCAGCACACACGGATGAGCTTATCATTCATGATGCTGATGCGGACGCTACTAAAAAGATTAGAGTTGTCGATCTTGGACAATATCTATCAGGTTCAGATCCAACTTTCTTGCAGGTCAACCAAGCAACACAGGCAGCTTCTGGTTCATTCAGAGTTGTTGGTCACAGCATCTCTGGTAGTGCTGCTCTAGAAGTTGTTGGACAAAGTTTCTTACAGGGTAAAGTCAATGCATCTGGTGCTATTGAAGCCGAAGGCTCCATTACTGCTGGATCTAGCTTTATCATTGGTAGTGCTGATCTCAATGAAGCTGATATGGAGAAGTTGGATGGTATCACTAATGGTACTGTTGCGGCCTCCAAGGCTGTCGTTGTAAATGCTACTAAAGATGCTACTAGCTTCAACAGCTTAACTGCTGTTGCTGTTACTGGTTCGGTCAGCGTTAGCTCACCATCAGGTTCAATCACCGATCTTTTTGTTGGTGATGATCTAGAGGTTAAAGGCAATTTGATTAGTCATGCTGCTAATACCGCTCATGGTGTTGCTACTCACCATGCTAATGTTAACGTCACTGGTACGATTGGTGCAACTCACGTTGTTGCAACAGGTCTATCTGCTTCGGCTGCCGTCTCTGGTCTTACTCTAGACATTGAGTCTACTGCAAATGTTGCAGGTGTTCTCACTGCTGGCGGTCTTACCGTTGGTAGTGCTGAGATGAACGAAGCTGACCTTGAGAAGCTTGACGGTATCACTAATGGTACTGTTGCAGCTAACAAGGCTGTCGTTGTAGATGGTAACAAGGATGCAGGTGGTTTCCGTAACATCACTGCTGTGCAAATCGGTCATGCAGATGATGCTGATTTGTTGACATTGGCTGATGGCAAGCTCACCATTAAGGGTGACGTGGATATCCAAGGTGCCTTCAACCGTATCACCACCAACGCAACAGAATTGGCTGTTGAAGATGTTCGCATCATCATTGGTAGTGGTTCAGCAGGTGCTTCGCAGCTAGACGGCGGTGGTATCTTCTTCGGAAGTCCTGGCGCTGGTAAAGCAATTGCAGAAATTGCTTTCAATGATGCTGCTGAAGATGAATTGATCTTTGCTTTCTCTGGTAGTGAAGCAATGAAGATTGACTCTGGTGGTGATCTTACTGTTCAGGGTGATGGTACAGTCGAAGGTGCATTGTCTGGTGCTGCTGGTACATTTGATGCACTAGCTGGTACAAGCTTGGCACTTCAAGGTGGTGGCATTAGTGCTGCTGGTAATGTTGCTGGCGTTGGAACTATTGGTGCCAGCGGTCTTGCATCGCTTGATGGCGGGATCAATGTTAACGATGATTTCACTGTTGATGCTAATGGTGCAGTTGTTGCTGTTGGTGTTAATGCTGGTGGTGCTGTTACTGGGGTCACAAACTTTTCAGGCTCTGGTGGAATGTCGATAGGTTCTGTTACTGCTGGAATATTGGGTGACGGTGTATTGGCAATAGCAAGTGGTTCGATTACCTCATTGGTTGGCATGTCTGGCTCTGGTCAGGCAGCCTTCGGTTCAGTTAATGGTGAGCTTCTTACAGATGGAAATCTCATTATTGCTAGTGGTACTATCAGCCAGGCGGTCAATATGTCTGGTTCAGGTGCGCTCAACATGGGCTCAATGATAGGTGAATTGATTAGTGATGGTACTGTTACTATAGCTAGTGGTGCCATTGGTAGTGCAGCTAGCGTTGGGACTGTTGCATTAGCAGTTAGTCAAACGGGTACTCTTGCTCGTGTCAAACCAACGTCGATGCAATATAATCTTGCCAGCTTCGGTTCGGGCTCAGGTCCACAAGAAGTAGCAGGTCTGGCATCTGGTATGCTTCACCTTCTAACAGCATCCGCTGCCACCCAAACGACGTTTGGTGGTATCCCAGAGGGCGCTGGGGCAATGTTTACAGGCACTCTCCAGGTTGGATCTCCAGCCTCATTCGCAACAGTCACCATGACTGGTTCAGAATGTGTTAAACTGTTTGTGCCTAACCTTGCGACAAGTGATGCAGGATATACTGTTTCAATTAAGAAACAGGGTCTTGGCGAAGGTCAGTTGGTCCTAACCGCATCTGCTGCTGCTGGTAATGTTGCGTTTGATGGTGTCCTAACGGAACTAACACTATCATCCCCAATGGCTGCTGTCAACTTGGTGTGGACTGGAGTTGGCTACAACATCTACTAATATTTTGTAGAAGGTTATATAAAGTTTGCTACCTCAAAGGGGACACTTCGGTGTCCCCTTTGTTTTATGTGAAACTACTTATAAAGCAGAGGGTTTTATAATGGCATATAAATGGAGTGTAGGTCAAGGCGAGCAAGGAGATATTGTTTACTCCTCTGATCTTGATCAAGACACAAAAATAGACTTTGAAGAAGATGTAATAAAATTAGTAGCCAATGGTACAGAATATGTGACTGTCACCACTGGTAGCACTAATATTGAATTAGCTGGTGATGTTAGTATTGATGGTGCTGTTGTTTTCAACGAATCAAGCGCAGATAAAGATTTCCGAGTAGAAAGCAATAATGCCGAAAATATGTTTTTTATTGACGGCGCTAACAATCGTATTGGTGTTGGTACTAACCAGCCGCTTTTTTCATTTGATATCCAAGAGCGAACAGGTGTTGAAGCATGTATTCGCCTAAAAGGTTCTGCTGATGTTGGAATCAGATTAGCCGCTGACAGTGATAACTCAGGAGAGAATGACAACCCATATATTGATTGGTATCAAGACGGGCAGAACTCCAATTCTAGAGCAAATCGCCTGGCTAGTATTGCTATGGAGGGTGACGCAAATGCTTCATTTACCGATTCTCTTGCAAACGCTTTCTTCCTTAATGCTCACTGTCCTAACGCTGCTGGTGCCCGTCCGTTTCAAATAGCAACTGATCAAACCAATGGCACTAATAAAGCCCGCATCACTATCGAGGGTAGCAATGGTTATGTTGGTGTTCATACAAATAGTCCATCAACCGAGATGGAAGTTATAGGAACAACCAAGTCAGACTTTTTTGCAACCGATGTAACAGAACAAGATCTTGGTAGTGGAACCAGTAGCACCCTTTCTACAACTTCAGGTCTTGTGCTATTAGATGCAGATTCTATCAATGGCACTGAAATAGGTGGACAAGAAATGCATATATTGACATTTCCAACACCCAGTGTTTCTGGTCAGAGACTTACAATCATTGCAAAAAATGCCAGTACTAATAATACTATGATTATGCCATCAGGATTAATAAGTGGATCATTTAGTGGATTAGCAGATTCAATGGGTGTATCTGTTCTGTCGTTTGTTTGGGTTAGCGTGAGCGGACATGCCGCCTGGTATCAAGTATAATGTCAGTCGATCTAATCGATAGTTTGATAGCTAGCGGCAGCCTACCAAGAGCCATAGGTATGGTCGACGGCGGCGGTGTAATCACCAGAATACAAGATATAAAAGAAGAATTTGATGAAGGTGTATGTGGACCTATCCCAACCCGTGTTACCGCTTTCGGCGCTGGCGGTCTCAAGCAACCTCCTAGAAATGCAGCTTATGTAGTACAGGAGGGCGGCGTTGTTCCCTCTGGAGTCGATGAGGTAAGAGAGAATAAGGTAAGAAGATTTACTGGTGGTCCTGCACCAATGCCAAACGAGAAACTATTACACTTGATTGCTGAGGATCTTAGTTTTGACGTAACAGACGAATCTCCGATTACGGTTTCGTGGGCTGATAGCAGCGGTCAATGCGAAAATATCATAGCGCCAGATGTAGATGCAAGTCCAAATTATAATAAGCATTTACTTAACGGATTTTCAACAATAGAATTTGATGATGAGCGAGCATATTTTGAATGCAACTCGCCGCCTGATGCTTTGAAATCCCTAAAGCATAAATCACTTTATATTGTTATGAAATATTCTGTTGATGATATGGAAGATTCACCTGATGTTAATGACTTTGGTGATGTAGATTCTCATAGTATGGCTGTATCAGCTAGCTCAACACATAACAATATCATAAAGGATAAGTTTTGTGCTTATGCTATTAAAATTGACGACAATGTATCTTTCTATAGGGCAACATCAAATGATATCGGATCTTTTACTTCTAACTTAGTTTCTAGTGAAACTGATCAAGGTGACGATTTCGCTATAATACCAGTTACAGATGGACAATTTATAACAAGCCCGCAAGTTGCTGAAATTATTATTTACAACAACTGTCATGATGGAACGCAGATTGGGAGCGTACTGAAATATCTATTTTGTAAATACGCTTTATTATCCACCGCTGAAGTATAAAAACATACAACATATTTTATGGAGACTATTTAATAACGACTATGGCTAAAAAGAAACATCAAATTGTATTTAACTATCCACCACCTTTTCCGCACGACGGCGATGCGGAGATCAATGGTAATTTAGAAGCTAATAATGCTAGCTTGAAAAATATTAAGGCGTCTACTTTGGGCGCAATTTCAGTCTGTGGTGAAACAGTGATTGCAACCGATAGGATGACAACTAAATCTATTTCGATATGTGATGATACAGGCTTTGCAGATGGTCATTCCAAATTGCATGTTGATGGCTGTATCTCACTATCTCCTATTAGTGAGGTGCCAGAAGGTAGAACTTTCAAGAATGGCTACTTGTTTGACAAAGATGGTAATCTGCACTATAAAAGGCTAGATGATACCGTTGTGATTTTATCTGAATGTATTACAATGTTAGAATCAGACGGTAAGGGAACTAAGTTATTCACAGATGATGGAAAAAAACTAAAAACTATTACAGCTAAAGATGGCATCGATGTATCTGAAGGTCCCGATAATATACAGATCTCTTTAGCAAATCAAGTCGATTCCGCTGCTAACTTAGGATCTGTAGGTGAAGGTGTTTTTTCGGCTGTCAATGGTAGAACCGCTTTATTCAAAAAAATAGCAGGTGGCGAAAATATAGAGCTTGGCTCGTCTGGTAAAACAATTACTGTCTCGTATTCAGGCAGAGGGTTTATCAGACTCATGTCATCTGAACTTGTGAGGGATAAAAAACAGTACTCCAATGTTATATGGAGCACTCAAGGTGGGTACAGTAATGCACACGTTGATATTAAACCAAATAGCAAAAACCCCTATGCTGGTATAAACTTACAAATAACTAATTTAAGAGAAGGTCAAGAATATACTCTTTATGTTACTAATAAAAGTAGAAAAGTTTGTAGACCTTTCTCTGATATGGTGGTATACTATGGATATGGTAATGTTGTAACAGATAAAAAAGCCTCTAAAATAATAGGGGTAGAAGATATAAAAATTGGACCAAATGAAGTAGGTATTGTCAAGATGGTTTCTACTATTGAGGATAGCGCACCATGGTCATTTTATATCGATAAAGTTAGCAAGCTAATATAAGGAGAACAAAATGGGTAGCTTTGTAAAATGGCAGGGTAGATTAATAGAGGCGATTATTGATAATAATCAAGATGTAATCGATTATTGCAAGAAGATATTTCCTAAGAATGAAGAAGGTAACCCTGGTGTCTTATACGAGGAAACCGTTGCAAATGCTAAGGTTGAACTTGAAAAAAGAAAACTAAAAAGAAAGAGCAAAACTCCCAAAAAAACGTCTAATACCAAACCTAGGAGCAGGAAAAAAAATGAGCCTACTAAACAAGATAACTAAAAGTTTCTTGCTAAATGAGGACTTTAGTGCTAGCAACTATTCGTATTCATTACAAGCTATAGAAGATAATCTAAAATCTATTAGAGTTTCCTCTAAGAAAGACAAAAATCGTATATCTCTAGCTTTGGAGCAGACAAGAAAAATGAAGTCTCACCTCCGTAGGCTTGAGGAGAAAATTAACCACTTAGAAGAGCAGCTTCAGGTTTTAAACGAGGATTCAGGAGATAAGTAATGGGTGGTGTAGGCGGACACTTGAATCATCTTTATGATGATAGAAGTATGACTTTTGATAAGATGATGGATATCATCGATGCCGCAAGTCAAGGAAAACTCCAAGCTGAGGAAAAAGTTGATGGACAAAATTTGTTCATCTCCTGGTCTGAGGAAAGACAGATATCTCTAGCCGCTAGAAATAAAGGAAATCTCAAACAAGGGGGCATGGACGCTGCTGGGTTAGCTACTAAATTTGCAGGTCGAGGACCTATCGAGAAAGCTTATAATGAAGCATTTGACACATTCGATGCCGCTGTCAAAAGTATCAGCCCTGAAGATAGGGTAAAGATATTTGGTCAAGATGCTACAAAGTGGTATAACATTGAAGTTATGTCCCCAGAGAATCCCAATGTTATTCTTTATGATAAGAAGATACTAAAGATCCATTCGGACGGTCACAAGATCCTTGATGATAATAAAGCACCACAAAATTATGATGCTGCTAGTGATGGATCTCTTCAGACATTAGATGCCAACCTAAAGAAGATGCAAGACGCTGCGAAGGGTAAAGAATTTGAAATAGCTAGAAAGGCAACACTAAAGCTAAAAGCATTGTCATCTGATAAAGCAGCAACTAGAGCTAAAACCGAGATCAATAATGCTCTTTCGTCAATCGGATTGAATAGTGATGTCTCGGTTGAGGGTTACCTCAGAAAGAGGTTATCCAATATCCTAGATGAGCAGGCTAAAGAATTACCAGAGGAAAAAAGGTCTGGTATGGTTGCTCGTATTCTGCGTTTAGAAGGTTTCCCTAATCTAACTAAGATCAAGAAGGGGTTGACACCAGAACAGAAAGAGACTGTTAGTCAGATGTCTGAGCCTGTTATTGTCAAGCAAATGATGGCTAATGCTATTCAACCTATCGAATTAGCTATCCATGAGTTTGCTGTGGAAGTACTAAAGACAGTTCAAAGTGTTTTTATCTTAGATCCCCGAGAAGAAGTTAACAGATTACGATCAGTTCTATCCAAAACTGTGACTGACCTTGAAGCTATGGCTACCGATGGTTCTATTTCGGCAGAAGAAATGGACGCTGTTAGAATCCAACTTCGGAAGATTGGCGGCTTAGATCGTGTAACCACTAGTGCTGAGGGTTTAGTATTTGTAGTGGATGGTATGCTTTATAAGTTCACTGGTAACTTCGCTCCTATCAATCAAGTGTTAGGTATATTGAAATATGGTAGGATCAAAACAAATGTTGCAAAAGAAAACATTCTTAGAAATTTCGATAACATTATAACTGAAGTCATCGAAACTGTTAATGAAGCAGACCCTAACGGTAAAAGAGTTGCATTTGTCCCAGGGGCATTTAAGCCTCCCCATGCTGGTCATTACCTTGGTGCTAAATCATTTGCTGAGATGGAAGACATCGATGAGGTTAGAGTACTTATCTCACCTAGCACTCGTGATGGTATCACAGTAAATCAGTCTAAGAAAATCTGGGAATTATATATAAAGAATGACCCTGATAAGAATGTAAAGAAAATAAATCTAATTGTTCCACCCGCATCCCCAGTCAGGTATGTATACGATATGATTGAAGATAAAAAACAATTCAAGCCTGGTGATTCACTGGTGCTTGGTCAGGGTGAAAAAGAAAGCGGGAAGGCTGCTGAAAAGTTAGCTTCATTTGCAGAGCGAAAAAATCCTGGTGTTAATGTTGAATACGTTAAAACAAAGATGTATGCAAGTGGTGTCACAGGTACCCAGATGCGGGAGCTAGTATTAGCTAACAATGAAAAGGAATTCAAAAAACATTTACCAGACTTTATCCGCAAAAATGATGATCTAGCAGACCAAGCTTGGAGTATAGCTACTGGAGTAAATGAGTTACAAATGATCGATGATGCTATCGATGAAATGGTGACCACACATTCTGTTGGTGGATATGGGGCTCCTTTGGGCATATATACTAGCAGTAAAAACTCAAAAAGAAAAAAGAAGAAAAAGACAACTAAATCAAAACGGAGATAGTTATAGTATGACTCATATTGATAGAAACAAATTAATTGGTGAGCAAATATTGCGCAAACATATTCGCAAAAAGCTTATCGAAAGAAAAAATAGACTAACTGAGCAAGAGGACAAATTCCGTTCTTTGGTTAAAAAATTGTTATCCGAGGTAGAGACAGATGAAACCTCAACTAGATCTACTGGGATTAACGTGCTGGCAGATCTGCTGAAACGAATTGTTCCTATCTTAGAAGATTCTTATATGATGCTAACAACCAGCGCCGAGCAGAGGAATTCTTTTCGCAATCATATTATTGCAGCAGCTAAAAATAGTTTAGTTCCTGTAGATGCTGGTAAAAACGCTGCTAATGAAAACGTAGTATATGATCTTACTCAGCTTCTTGAAAAAGTTCAAGTAACTCTGGACGATGATGCTGAAGGTGATGGAACAGAACAAATTGCTGGTGATTTTATCGATATTGAACCTGCTGAAGAAGATGTGCTGGATGATTTTGGTATTTCTGGTGAGGATGCTACAGGAAGAAACTTTGCACAAAAGACATTTGAAAGAATTGAAACTCAAATTGTAGATCACTATGAAATGTTAGCTGACCCTGAGGATAAAGATGTTTTCAGAGAATACTTGCTAACCAACCTCATGTTGTATTTTGATAAGTTCGAGGATTCTCTAGCAGTTGATCCAGGTGAAGAGACTACTCCTGAATATGAAGAGGAGAAAGCTGAGTCTGATGCCGAAACTGATCCAGTCGATGATGCAGCAGATGATGCAGCCGAAGACTTAGGTGATGATGAAGAAGAAGGCGAAGAGCCACCACCAGCGTAAAATAAATTTAACGCTTTCCTAGCCTCAGGTATAATGAGCCTACTTAGCCTTTAAACTTATAAAAAAAGCTTATTGCCTTTACAATAATTAATTTTAAGTATATACTGTTAACATGATGGGGGTAAACGGTATCGATTGATAGGGAAATAGAAAAGGTGCAAGGGTGAGGGAAGCGTGGCTCACTAAAAACGCTTAACTTCTAATCGCAAACGACGATTTTCAACTAGCACAAGCAGCTTAATAACCTGACTTGACTTGAGGCGACGGCAGCCAAAAAACAGAAAGCCGTATTGTGTCTTGTAAGTGCTTTTGATTATCTCAGCCATAATAAGATGATCTAGTCAAGTGGTCTGTCCGACGATAAAAACAGTTCTAACCTTGTGAATGACCTCTCTGTGGAACTAGGCAAGACGGGAGTTCGATTCTCCCTACCTCCACCAGCCGCCCTTCGGGGCGGCTTTTGTTTTTGTACAACTACTTATAACGAGAAGAGGTTTATATGAAAACTATAGTTATCGATACCAACGTGTATCTTACCGATGTAAGGGCTTTGTACTCTTTTGGTCAACACAATATTGCAATCCCAACCATAGTGTTAGATGAGATTGACAAACATAAGCACAGACAAGATACAGCAGGTCTCAACGCTCGGACAATGAATCGAGTATTAGATTCCCTCAGAGCTAAAGGGAGTTTATTTGTAGGAGTGCAAATAGATGACAACTTAGGTAAGGTTTTCGCTGCGCAGTATGACCCAAGATATATGCCAGTTGGGATGAATTCAGGAGACTCAGATAATAAAATAATTTGTACTGCTCTTAGACTGAAGATGGAAGGTCGTGAGGTAGTAGTGGTGTCTCGTGACGTTAATATGCGTGTTAAATGTGATGCGTTTGGTGTGGTAGCATATGACTATCAGCCTGCTCAGGTTGTAGAATCGGTTGACAGACTCTATAGCGGCAAAGTTACATTAGAGGTACCGCCAGAAACTATTGACAAATTTTATCAACAAGGAGAGGTCGAGGCTCCTGAAGGTGTCAAATTATATCCTAATCAATTTGTTACCTTGAAGGCTCACGATGACGATAGCAAATCCGCAATAACAAGGTATATGGATGAGCATACACCCTTACAAAAGATCAACGCATATAAGAGGATTTGGGGACTGTCCCCAAGAAATACAGAACAAAAGTTTGCAATGGACTTGCTATTTGATAGAAGTGTTGATATAATATCCTTGACAGGGAAAGCAGGAACTGGTAAAACACTTATAGCAGCGGCATGTGGATTAGAACAAGTTATTAATAGCACAGCAGCTAAAGGTGGATATGATCGATTGATTGTCACCAGACCAGTGCAGCCAATGGGGAGAGACATTGGGTTTTTGCCTGGGACTTTAGAAGAAAAGATGATGCCTTGGATTGCCCCACTGAAGGATAACTTAGAATATTTATTTGGTAATCGCATGGCTTTGGAAGAACAGATGGACCAAGGGACAGTGGAAATCGAAGCGATGACTTATATCCGTGGTCGTTCAATTGCCAATGCATTTATAATTGTAGATGAAGCACAAAATTTAACATCTCATGAATTAAAGACTATAATAACAAGAGTTGGAGATGGTACTAAATTAGTATTGACAGGTGATGTAGAACAGATAGACAATTCTTACGTTGATTCAGTCTCCAATGGACTAACCCATGCGGTAGAGAAATTTAAAGAGTATTCAATTGCAGGACATGTTACATTGAAAAAAGGGGAGAGAAGTAGGCTAGCAGGTATTGCTGCTGAAATATTATAATGAGTACAGAAAACTATATTCGTAAAACATCCAATGTTATTAGAGAAAGCATGTCTATCAATCAAGTGGGTATCGATATCGGCGCAGACATACCAAATGACATAAACCTATCTAAGGTATTAATTACTCTCAAAGGTTCTGTACCAAGTGCATATTTTAAGAAGCTGGAAGGCATCAAGGTAGTTGACTTAGAAGAGTTCGACAGAAGAAATATTAGCGCAAAGTATTCATCAGGCGATCATATTCTATATGTTAGTGCTAAGCGACAAGATGACAATGCTGATATGTTGGATGATCTAATACACGAGATAGGACATCATGCCGAATACCTATATGACGATTTTATATATGGCGATAATATTATCAGAGATGAGTTTGAAATGAAACGAATGGAACTACGATTTGAGGTTGCTGCCGATGGTTATGATTACACTCAATTTGATTTCAAAGATACAGCCTACAATCCAGATTTTGATACATTCTTATACAAGAGGATTGGCAAAGAAAAAATTAAGATGATGACTGCTGGCATGTTTGTTAGACCATACCAAGCCATGTCACTGCGTGAATATTTTGCAGTCGGGTTTGAGCAATATTATCTTGGTAATCATAAAACTTTACATCGTGACTGTCCTGTGTTATATAAAAGACTAGAAGAGCTAGACTCAGAAGCCAGAAAAGAAAGTAGATAAGTGAAAAAACACATCTCTTATTCCGAGTGGAAGGACTGGTCCATCTGTCCTTATTATCATAAATTAGTACATATTGATAAGCTCAAAGGCTTTGAGGGCAATATCTACACAGCTTTCGGAAAAGCTCTGCACGAGACGATTGAAGTTGATATCGTAAAAGATAAGGTAGGTAACATTGATGAAATGGTTAGAAACTTCCAGTCCATTCTTAAGAAAGAAATAAAGAGCTTACCTGAAGAAGAAAAAAAGCGCATACTATCAGACTTTGATATCAAGTCTTGGTTATCTCAAGGAACTGAAATTGTCAAAGAAGTATATTCTGCTCTGACAGAAAGGTTTGGCGACTACGGCATTGGCTGGGAAGTATTAGCGGCTGAAGAGAAACTTTATGAGGATGTAAACTATTTTGACACAAAGAAGAAGTTCAAAGGGTTCATTGATCTTGTGGTGTATAACAAACATGATGAAAAAATATACCTGATTGATTGGAAGACTACTTCGTGGGGATGGAATAGTAAAAAGAAATCAGATTCAACCTTGGCATATCAGCTAGCGTTTTATAAGTATTTCTATTCACAAAAGTATGAAGTGGATATGAAAGATGTAGAAACCTATTTTGTGCTACTAAAAAGGACTGCCAAGGTTGGAAAGAAGGTAGAATTTGTTAGAGTTACCACTGGTCCTAAAAGAATCGAAAATGCTCTTAACACTTTGAAGAAAGCCATCTATAATATAGATCGAGGCAATTATATCAAGAATAAACTAAACTGTACAAACTGTCAGAAGAGGTTTGGAAACTGCACGTTTTACAATACAGAGTATTGTCCATAGGAGGAACAAGACTTGGCAGATAAAAAAATAAAAATACTAACCCTGAGTGACCATCCGCTCTTACCATCAGGGGTAGCTACGCAGACAAAGTATATCATCGAGGCTTTGTTAAAAACTGGTAAGTTTTCTATCCTGTCTTTGGGCGGCGCTGTAAAGCATAATAATTACAACCCCACTAAGACTGAAGAGTATGGGGACGATTGGGTGATCATACCAGTGGATGGTTATGGTACTCCCGATCATATCAGAAGTATCCTGCATAATGAAAAGATCGATATGATTTATTTCATGACAGATCCACGTTTCTATGGGTGGTTGTGGGAGATGGAGGATGAAATACGACCTCTAGTACCTATGGTCTACTATCATGTATGGGATAATAAACCATATCCAACCTTCAACAAAAGATGGTACGAGTCTACGGATGTGATAGCTACTATATCAAAAGTAACAAGTGATATAGTACAGACAGTTTCTCCAGACGTGGAAGAACATTATATTCCTCATGCAGTCGATGAGAAAATATTTAGAAAACTTAAAGATGAAGAAATAGCAATTGTAAGAGCTAACAACCCACTAACTAAGGGTAAGTTTGTAGCTTCCTGGGTTAATAGAAACGCTAGAAGAAAACAGAGTGGCACACTTTTATTCTGGTGGAAAGAATTCTGCGATCGAGTTGGGCATGATAAAGCAGTATTAGTAATGCATACGGACCTAAGAGATCCACATGGTCAACCACTAGATGTATTAGCGGGACATCTTGGACTTGATAAGGGACAAGTGATGTTTTCAACAGAAAAGATTGCACCTGAACACTTATCAACAATTTATAATATGGCAGATGTTGCCATCAATATATCTGATGCTGAGGGATTCGGCTTAGGAACTCTAGAAGCATTATCATGTGAGACCCCAATTATTGTTAATATGACAGGCGGCTTACAAGAGCAGGTTACAGATGGTAAGGAATGGTTTGGTGTAGGTATTGAACCTGCATCTAAGGCTATCATTGGTTCTCCGCAGGTTCCATGGATATACGAAGATAGGATGAACAAGGATGATTTTGTGAATGCCCTAGAAAAAATGTATAATATGACACATGAAGAACGCCAAGAGTTAGGCAAAAAAGGTGCCGCTCATGTAAAGAAAAATTATGGGTTTGATAAATTTCAAAAACGCTGGGTTGATCTTATGTTAGATATACATGAAAGACATGGCTCGTGGGATACGAGAAAAGGATATAAAGCTTGGGAGGTAATAGACCTGTGAAAAAAGTATTTGTTAGAGCGCCAGTACTGACAAGAAGTGGGTATGGCGAACACGCTAGGATGATTGTAGATGCATTATCAACCAGACCAGAGTTATTTGATATATATTTAGAACCAATCAATTGGGGTAATACCCCATGGATCACAGATCACGATCATAGAAGGAAATATTATGATTTCCTCACCAGAAAGAAACAAACCTACCAGGGACCGTTCGATCTATCAGTGCAAGTATCCATACCTCCAGAGTTCAAAAAATATGCTACTAAAAATATCGGCATCACAGCAGGCATAGAGACTGATCGAGTTTCCCCTAGTTGGATCAACTTTGCAAATCAAATGGATTTAATGATCGTAACTTCCAAACATGCACAAGATGGCTTTATGAGAAATGATGTTCAGGCACAAATGCCTAATGGTCATAAAGTCCCACTCAAGTACAACGTGAATACAAAGGTAATTAATTACCCTGTAAAATATACAGAACCAGAAGACTTATCAGAATCGCTTCAGTTACCTAATGATTTCAACTTCCTTACAATTTCACAGTGGGGTCCGAGGAAGAATTTACCTGCATTGGTTAAATGGTTTGTTGAAGAATTTCATGATGAGGGTGTAGGCTTAGTGGTAAAAACAAATAAAGCTAAAAACTGCCTGTCTGACAGGATGGTATGCACTGACATGATGAAGAGTATTCTAAAGTCATTCCCAGATAAGAAATGTAGTGTACATCTTTTACATGGAAGTATGACAGAGGAAGAGATTCATGGTATTTATCTACACCCTAAAATCAAAGCATATGTTACTACAACACATGGCGAAGGTTATGGACTGCCTTTGTTTGAGGCAGCATACAGTGGAATGCCGATAGCAGCACCAGGCTGGTCGGGTCAAATGGATTTCTTATGTATCGATAAAAAGAAAAAGAATGGCAAGTCAAGTAGGCAAACTATGTTTGAAAAGATCGGTTATGATTTAGCTCCTATTCAACAAGAGGCAGTTTGGGAAAATGTTCTTGAGAAAGATAGTCAGTGGTGCTACCCAAAAGAGCATAAAACAAAATCTGCTATGAGGAAGCTGTATACAAATTATAGTGCTAAGAAGAACACAGCCAATGTATTGAAAGAATCCTTATTTGAGACACATTCAGAAGAAATAATCCAAAAGAAAGTAGTGGATGCAATTTTAGACGTCTGTCCTGATACTAGCAAGGGTTGGCAGTCTGAAATAGCTGAAGTTGGTACGTTATAATGAATTTTATTTTTATAGCAGACGTCTTTGCAGATGAAATACCAGGCGGCGGTGAGCTTGTTAATGATCTTGTGTGCCAAGGTCTAGAGAATAGGGGTCACCATGTTAGGAAAGTTAGATCAGAAAATCTAACGCCAGTGGATCTAGAGAACGCCATTATGAATGGGCAGTGTGTTATATTAGCTAATCACCTATTAGTATCAGACAGATGTAAGCAAATGCTTCGAGATTTATCAATGAACAGTAATAAATTTCGTTTTATAATATATGAACATGATCATAAATATATTGAAGGCAGAGATCCATCTAAATATGAAAACTTTACTGCACCTGACCCAACACACATAAATGGTCCAGGTCTGTACGCTACTGCTAAGGTATTATGCCAAAGTAAAATTCATAAAGACGTATTACAAAGAAATATTTCTGTAGCAGATGCGGTTAATCTTGAATGCTCTATTTGGAGTGATAATTTTATTGAGGCTGCGGAGAACTTAAAAATTGTAAAGACAAAATCTGCGGCAATATTGAAGTCTACAAACCCAACTAAAAACCAAATTGCAGCAGAAATGTATTGCAGAAGCAATAATATTGAGTATGATTTAGTTGCTGCGGATAACCCAGTAGAACTTCTCAAGGTATTATCTCAATATGAGAAGTTTGTATTTTTCCCAGCGGTGCTGGAGACATTCTGTCGAACCATAGTAGAAGCAAAATTAGCTGGGTGCAAGATCATTACAAACCCAAAACTTCTTGGGGTCGCAAGTGAGGAATGGTTTACTAGCGGCACTAGAGAAGATATAATAAACAAAATGAAGGGCTCGCTTGATAATACATTAGATATAATAGAAAACACTTTTAAAGAAGCCAGTTTACGGCATGAAACTCCTGAAGCTCTGGGCTCTGACATAACAGTAATTCTCAATTCTTATCGCCGCCCATATAATTTAGAGAAACAGATAAAGGCAATCAGGGAACAGTCTGCTCCACCAAAAGAAATATGGTTATGGATCAATGATCATGAAGATAACAGAGATTTTGATCATACTAAATTAGACGTTGATAGAATATTCCACAATAATCACAATTGGAAGTTTTACGGTCGATTTGCAGCGGCACTTCTAGCAGATACAGAGTTTATTGCTATCTTCGATGATGACACAATACCAGGCAGTGATTGGTTTTCATGTTGCTACAAATCGTTTGCCCACAGGCAAGCTATTCTTGGTAGTGCAGGGGTGGTGCTAAATAGTTCTGAGTCATACGCTGATCATGACCGAGTTGGCTGGCCTAGCCAAAATAAGGATATGGAAAGAGTTGACTTAGTAGGTCATGCTTGGTTCTTCAAAAGAGATTGGTTACAATATTTATGGAGAGAAAAGCCATATACTTGGGACAACGGAGAAGATATACAATTTTCATATCTAGCGCAAAAATATGGAGGTATTGAAACATATGTACCTCCTCATCCCCCAGGTATGCCACATTTACATGGGTCAATTTTAGGTAATGAACTAGGGATTGATGACAAGGCGACATCAACAAACAGTGCAGTCTCTCATGAGCAATTCTTTAGCGAGAGAGACCGCTGCGTCAAAAACGCTATCCAAGGTGGATGGGCGACAGTTAGGAACCTAAAGTGAAAGATTTTAAGCAAGAGTTTGATAAATTCAAGTCAAAGATAGAATCGGGAGAAAACTTTGCATTTGCTAGGTTTTCAGATGGTGAAATGTTCATCATGCAAAATCAAACAGTTGTTTTAGCCCCTGGTTATTTTGTTACGGGTGATCGTATTGGGCACAACATATACACTAAAGAAGAGCAGAAAGAATTCCTACCAAATAAACATCAGTTCCACCGTGAAAAGCTTATTGAAAGCTTTCAATACAAAGCTGATAACTATTACAAAGGGATTTGTACTAAAACAGATGTCGGAGAAGAAAATTTCAAGTGGCAGATGGATCTCCATGGAGAAGGATATGAAAAAAACCTTACATTTGCTAATGTGTTCATAAACTCAAATTACCCCAGGTATGTAGAGGAAGTGGTCCCACTGTTTAAAAATAGGGATATTATTTATGTTGTCAATGAGTTGGCGGATTTATCTGGCTTGCCTTTCAAGGTAAAGAAAGAATTTCGTATAGGAAGCAACTGCATGGTTGACAATTATGATACAGTAGAGCAAGTCAAAGAATATATCGAAAAGAATAATGTCAAGGACCATATTATTCTTTGTTCAGCCGCTAGTTTAAGCAACTTTATAATACATCAATGTTTTATGGAGAATCAGAACAATACATTCTTAGACACTGGCAGTGCTCTGAATCCTTACCAAAATTTGGAAGGCTGGCGCTTTACTAGAGGGTATCTAACCTCATATTGGATGAAGAGTGATAGTCAGTATGGAAATCAAGTTGATGAGTGGTAAATTAAGAGTTGCTATTTGTAAAACAGAACACTGGGAATTCATTCGTAATCTACGGAACCATCCTGATGTTAAACAAGGGTTTATACAACAAGAAGAAATCCTCCCAGCAACACATAAAAAGTATATGAAGCAACATTCTCGAAACTATTGGGTTTTGCTGAAGGATAATATACCTGTTGGGTTTGTTGGCAGTATTGAAGGTGATATAAGAGTAGCTGTACTGCCTGAGGAAAGTGGGAATGGTTACGGTAAAATACTTATTAATCATGTAATGGAACAAAAGCCATATTCACATGCTAAGGTTAAGATTGCAAATGATGCTAGTCTTAAACTATTCGAGTCATGCGGCTTTAAAAAGAGATATTATATTTTGGAAAAAGAAGATGAAACAGAATCCATATGAAGTAGTAAAGATGTTTGAGCAATCGGTAGCTGATTATACAGGAGCACCTTATGCGGTATCATTAGACTCCTGTACTAATGCCTTGTTTTTGTGTTGTATGTTTGAGGGCGTCAACGGTAAAGAAGTAACAATACCTAGACAAACTTATCTATCAGTACCGCAATCCATTATGCACGCTGGTGGAGAGGTGGTATTTGAAGACCTGCGTTGGCAAGGAATCTATCAGTTGAAACCATTCCCAATCTTTGATGCAGCTAAAAGATTTACTTCGGATATGTATAGACCTGGCACGCATATGTGTTTATCTTTTCATATTAAAAAGCACCTTAAGATCAGTAAAGGTGGGATGATCCTTACAGACAGCAAAGAAATGGCAGATTGGGCTAGAGAAGCTAGATATGAAGGTCGAAGTGAAGGAGTGAGGTATCAAGACGATGATATTAAGATGTTAGGGTGGAATATGTATATGACTCCGCAACAAGCGACACACGGCTTAACTCTGATGCAAAACTTCCCAAGGATAAATCCAGATATCCCAGAATCACCACCATATAGAGACTTAACAGAATTTACTTTATTTAAGGATTGTAAGACAAAATGAAAATTGCACTATGTTTCCATGGCTACTTTATAAACAGCGGCGGTGATAATGCTGCCTTTGCTTCTTGGGAATACCTAAAAAGAAAAGTGATAAACAATAATAATGTAGATGTATTTTTTCACTGTTGGGAACAAGGCGACAGCGTAAAAAAAATGATACACCATATGTATGATCCTGTCAAGATAGAATATGATAAGCAGAAAGATTTCAAAGAAGAAATGGAATCTATGGATCAATCTTGGTTTGATGACGGCTTTGACCGCAGCGGAACAATGTATAAGAGCAATTCAATATTCCAAACCTTTAGTTTTCTATACTCCCGTAAAAGAGTCCTTGAATTGAAGTCCGAGCACGAGAGTGAAAACAACTTTACATATGATGCGGTAATATTAGCCAGGACGGATATAGGCACTAGGGGCAAAGAACACCCACAGACATATTATGTAACTAATCTTAATTTTGATCCAACCTCTGACATGAATAGACTTCACGCTGCTTATTGGAATCAGATGAACTGGGGATATGCTGACCACTGGTTTTATTCTAATAGTAAAAACATGGACCTAGTTGGCACTGCATATGATAAAATCCAGACCTATTATAAACCAGGTAGTGATTATTATAAATCTATTACAGAAGGCTGGTTTGATAGTAATGCAGAGGATGAATTTAGCAACGAGCAGGAAAAGCCAAAAGATTATCGAACAGATAAGTTAGTTAAATTTGACAAATGGCAATGTATCGATAATCATAAATTTTATAAATGGTTTTTTAATGACATCGGATTATATGATAAAACTAAGTTCGTTGATATAACAGGTGAATGATATGAAAAGCACAGCTATTATCATGTATTCGCATAGCGATTATAGTGATATATGGGAAATGTTTACAAGTCAGGTTGACAAATATTTCAAAGACATAAAAAGATACGCATTTATCGATAAAGATGTAAATAAAATTTTACCTGATCATTGGGAGCAGGTCTGCTATAACGAAGAGGAACAATATGATAGAAGAGTGCAGTCTTGCCTTACAAGTGTAAAAGAGGAATATTGCATTTTCCATCACGAAGATATGGTCCTATTTGATACTCCAGACTACGCCAAGTTGGAAAAATGTAAATCAATTTTAGAGGATGAAGATATAAGTTATATAAAACTTATAAAAGGTGGGTTATATAGTGATCACCATCAAGACATACAGTTCAACAACTATGATGGGATTTATTTATTAGAACATAGCACTAGCTTTATGTTTGCAGTCCAACCATCTTTATGGAGAACCGAAGACTTACTTGAGGTATATTCAGAGACAGATATTGATAAAATACATGAATTTGAAGTAATGGCATCTCAGGTGTGCAAACAATTTAACATTGATGGTCTTTACGCATATAATGGTGAAAAGAAACGTGGCATGTTTCATTGGGATTCAAGCATCTACCCTTATGTTGCTACAGCAATCGTGAAGGGTAAGTGGAACATTTCAGAATATGAGAAAGAGATGACTCTTTTACTAGAACAGTACAATATTGAAAAAGAGGATAGAGGGTTTGTATGATTGAGTTAGTTATATTAGATATCGACGGAGTTCTAACGGATGGTCGAAAATATTACGGACTAGATGGTATGCCATTTGCAAAGACATATTGTGATAAGGATTTTACTGCGATCAAGCGCCTTCGTGGTGCAGGGGTAAATGTCTGCTTTCTGTCTGGGGACGATACTGTCAATCAAGCTATGGCAAAAAATCGAAACATTGATTTCTTTTATGCCCGTGGAAAAGATAAAGCAGATTTTATTGAGGAGTTTCAAAAAAAATATAATACATCCCCACAAAACATGGCATACATTGGCGATGACTTATTTGATAGTAGCATATTGAAAGCTGTAACATACCCATTTTGCCCTGCCGACGCATGTGGAGAAGTGAAGAAAATTTGTACATCTGCTTATGGTTATCATAATATCCTGCGAAGTAATGGCGGCTGCAATGTTATTATGGAAATGGTTGAGGTATTACTTGAACGTGGACTAATAAATGACTGCACTATGGAAGATATAGAAGCACTTGACAAAAAAGAAAAGTTTTGATTTCTGTATAGTAGGTAATATATTCCTAGATACAGTACAAGTAACTAATTCGTTCCAAGTTGGCACATCTAACTTGGGGACATCGAAAAGAACTGCCCTTGGTGGTGTTATGAACACAGCGAGAAGCCTGTGTAAAATAAATAATCATTGTAAAGTATTTGTTTCTACAGTGGTAGGTAATGACGACCAGGGTAGGTATATCTTAGATAAACTACAAGATTTTAAAAATGAAAACAGTAACTTCGATTACCATGCAACTCGTGTCGATGCCGCCACGACAAGTGCGCTTATAATATGTGAAGCCGACAAACAGATAAGAAGCAGTATAGTGAATTGGGGTGCTTGTAAGACAAGTTCTGATTTTTATTTACCTGAATCGAGATGGTACCACTTCATGTACCTGGACACTTTATTAGCTGTCAATAAAAATATGTTTACACAAATATCAGAAGAGAGTATAATATCGGCAGACTTTTGTTTAGCTACTCACACTGCCAAGGAAAGAAATAGGATAATGGACTTGATAAAGAATATGAATTTTGTTATAACCTCAGAAGATAGTGCAACAAGCATTACGGGCGAACAATATGAGATCTATTCAGCGATGACGCTAGGCGAAGCAGTTGGCTCAGCAGCAATTGTGCATAGCCCAAGAGGCAGTTTTGTTAGTGCTCAAGGAAATGATTTCATGGTCAACAGCGACTATATAAATGACGTGAAACTCGATGTACTAGGTGCGGGCGACGCATTTGCAGCAGGATTCATGCATGATACTCAGAAAAACCCAAACAATATAAAAGAAAATGTCCAGTATGCACACACTTATGCAACTAATTTTATTCAGGGGGATAAGTGATGGATTTATATGCATCAACATGGAAATATTTTTCCGCATTTGAAAATAAAGATTTAGATACATTATGTGATCTGTATAGCAATACTGTGTCCTTAATAGATTGGGATGTTGAATGCCATAGTGCGGAGAAAGTCCTACAAGCAAATGAGAGTTTATTTAGCAGTGTTGAAAACATCAAGGTTGACATTACACGTTGCTCGGTTGATAAGATGTTGTTGACCGCTACAGCAGAAATTATTATTACACTGGACGGAGAAGAGATAATAGTAGCAGATATCATCACGTTCGGTCAAGATGGAAAAATAAAAAATATTAGAGCCTATAAGGGGTAAAAAATGACAAAGAAATATAATGTATTGTTGCCTGTCGCAGGGCGAGCACAAAGATTTTTAGATAAGGGCTATACTATGCCCAAGCCGCTAATCATGGCAAATACCAGGCATGTTATTGATTGGGCTATGGATGCATTCAAGGCAGATGACTGCAATCTTATTTTTGCAGTTCGTCTAGATCATATTCACAACTTCTCAATCGATCAAATATTGAGGGATAAATTTGGTGAAGATGTAAAAATTGTTATTGTTGACCATATCACAGATGGATCAGTGTCTACTTGCTTATTAGCTAGAGAATATATTGACAATGATTTGCCTTTGTTTATTTATACACCTGATGTATATTACGAAAACCAGTTTGACCCAGCCTCTGTACCAGAAGAGATGGATGGATATCTGTTGACATTCAAAGCAAATAGTCCAGCACACAGTTATGTTGAAATGAATGAGGATGGTTATGCAACCAGAACAGCAGAGAAAGAAGTGATTAGTCAGAACGCTGCTGTTGGTGTTTACTATTATAAAACTGGTAAGATGTTCATTCAATATGCAGAAGAAATGATCGAAGCGAATATTCGTGTAAAGAATGAGTTCTATATCTGCCCAATGTACAACCTTATGATCCGAGATGGCGCTAAGGTTGGTATCCATCAAGTAGAGAAGATGCATGTTCTGGGAACCCCACAAGAGTTGGAATTCTTTGTAAACCATGTAGCACCAAGGTTTGGGCAGAAGCCCGTAGCTATTGCTTGTGACCATTCAGGGTTTGAAGCTAAAGAGATGGCTAGGAGAGTGTTAGAAGCTAATGGCGTTCCTTATGTTGATTTTGGAACTTATGTAAACCAAAGCTGCGACTACAACGACTATGTGTCACAAGCTATTAGAGCAATCCAGAATAACATCTGTGACTTTGGTATTGGATTTTGCCGCACAGGTCAGGGCGTAAATATATTAGCTAGTAATATGAATGGCACTATTGCGGCTTTAGTATTTGACGAGTATACAGCCGAACATGCAATGACTCATAACTGTGCTAACTGGTTTTCAGTACCGAGCAAATATGTTAGTGAATCTACGTTCGATAGGATGGTAAAGCTATGGAAGACCTCATCATTTGATGGTGGACGCCACATGACTAGAATGAGCAAAACACTAGGAACGAAATAATGCCTGAGTACAAGGACCCAATACAAGGAGGTATCACTACCATAATACAGGGACCAATAAATGATGTGTCTCTCAAAAATATTCCTCAGTACCTCCGAAATGGTCCTGTTGTGATACATGCATGGGATTACAATCAACAAATACCGCATTGGCGCAACTCTGAAAATTATAACAGTATATTATCACAAATAAAGGATTTTTATGGCGATCGGGTAAAAATAGTTTTGTGCCCTGTGCCACAGGAATCTAAAAATATCAAAGATATACACTCTGATCGCTGGGCTGACTGGGCGCTACAATTTGCTAACAAGACATTCCATTTTGCAATGTATGGGATTAGTGACGCACTAAAACACGTTGAGACAGAATATGTGTTAAGAACAAGAAGCGATGAAGCGTATTCAAACGTTGATTTATTCATAGAAGCATTATGCAGAGACCCAAAGAAATTTGTTATGGGTAATATTTTCGCTGCACCTATGAAAAATCAAGAATTTCATATTGGTGATCACATCTATGCCTGCAAGTCAGAAGATTTATATCATGCAACTAATCAGCTAGCATCTTTTTACTATGGTTATAATAAAGATCCAAAATGGTTTTATTTCCAACGACCAATCGGTTTTGAGCAGGTATTAGCATATTCTTGGATGGACTGTACTGGCATCGACATGTCACTACCCTTACGTCCAGAAAATATTGAATCCTTGCCGCCTATGAGAAGAGCTTCCCCAGAGCTTCGGAATTTTATCTTATCGAACAGTGTACAATCAGACATAAAAAATAGAGAAATAAGAAAGCAGGTCGCACATGATTATTTTCATGTGATAGATATCAATAAAGCACGCCCCTTTAGGGCTCGCTGGAATCATTGTGGTAAAACCTTTATAGATCAATTTCAAAATCCGCACGGGGTCTATAATACAGGAGATATGTTAGATGGATATTAGAAATAAGGAGACATGCTAAATGAATACGCCTAATAGAGATATAAATTTACATCAAAGACTATTAAAACTTTTATACGATCATAATGAAGAGCATGTTGGAAGCTGCTTTACTTGTGTGGATATAATTGATAATATTTTTAAAAACAAAAACGAAGATGATATATTTGTACTGTCAAATGGACATGCAGCATATGCTTTATATGTCGTATTAGAGAAATATTATGACCATATTGATGCTGACGCATTAGTAGAGAAACATGGTGGTCACCCTAACTGGGATGAGGATAATCACATCTATGTATCAACTGGCAGTTTAGGCTCGGGTATTGTTATTGCAGTAGGTAGAGCATTAGCAAATCGCAACCGTAAAGTTCATGTTATGGTTAGTGATGGAGAATGTGCTGAAGGTTCCGTATGGGAAGCATTGCGATATGTAGAAGAATATAATGTTGACAATATGGAAGTTTATGTTAACGCAAACGGCTGGGCATGTTATGATCCCGTAGATGTGGAATACTTAGAGCGACGTTGTAAAGCTTTTTTGCCAAGGATTCATTTTCATAAAACCGATGTCAACTCATATTTCCCATTTTTGAAAGATCTTGATGCACACTATTGCAAGCTTTCAGCGGAAGATTATAAACTAGGTACGGAGATGTTGAATAATGAGCGTTAGAAAAACATTTGTCAGTTTACTACATGAAGAAATGAAACAGAACGACAATATTGTATTTGTTGTTGGTGATTTGGGATACGGACACTTTGATGAGATCCGAGAAGAGTTCCCAGACAGGGTTATCAACCCAGGGGCGGCAGAACAGTTAATGATGGGGATGAGTATTGGCTTAGCTCAGGAGGGCAAGCTTGTAGTATGTTATTCAATGACGCCATTCACATTATATCGACCATTTGAATTTATTAGAAACTATGTTGACTATGAGAAGATTCCAGTCAAATTAATTGGTGCGGGTAGGGATAAAGATTATCTTTGGTTAGGCTGGTCACATTGGGCGACTGATGACAAGGAACATCTTAGCGGCTTCAAGAATATTGAAAAGCACTGGCCTGAAGACCCCGAAGATATGAAACGCTTATTTAAAGGTATCATGTATAACGGGAAACCAACTTATGTGAATTTGTCAAGGTAAGATTATAGTGTCAAATTTAAACTTAGGAGAAATTGAAATAAAGCGAACTATTTTCAAACCTCTACATTACTGGCCTATATACCAAGAGTTATTTGAGAAGATAAATAAATCGCATGACAAAAAAGAAACTCTTAAAATATTTGAAATAGGCATAGCTGATGGCGGATCTATTGAAATGTGGTATAAGATATGTAAACAATTAGGTATAGATGTTAGCATAACAGCTATTGATGTCAGGCTATCTGATAAACTTCGTAATAATATACAACAAGTCACAACTAACGATGGGAGTGTGCTTCTTGAGCCCTGCAATTCAAATTCTATTGAACACATAAATGCCATTTTGGGAGATAATAAATTTGATCTTATTATTGATGACGGAAGTCACCAATCAGACGATATAACCAAGTCGTTTCACAATTTGTTTATTGACAGGCTAAAGGATGGTGGTATATATATAATAGAAGACCTACATTCTCACTATTGGCAAAAACAAGCAGAGGCGAGTGATTCTGCCTCTAATTTGATTCGTGCCTTAATGGATGCACAAAACTTCTGGTCGCTCACTAAAGGTGTTGCAAGATACAAGGTAGCTGAGAGATATTTTGACAAGATAAATAAAATAGAGACATATGACAGTATCGTGTTGATCCATAAAGGTAAAACCTATAGAGATAGGAGCCAGTATGAAAAGCTTGGTGCCGCTGAAGACAGATATTGTTATTTAGGCTGTCCAATTGGATCTCCAGATGGTAGTATTATAAGATACGGTAGGGTAAGTAATAATTTAAATTCACAGATAAAACTCAAAACAGCACTAACGGAAGAATACAGTTTGTTGTTTGACAGAGGGGTAAGCAAAGATGAATATTGATCTGATCATCCAAGGACCCGTTCATGGTAATAATGCCTTCTTATCGAAAATGGATAATTTGTGCAAGCAATTTAACAAAGTTATAATTTCTACATGGGACCATGAAGATTCAGCCGCTTGGGTAGAAAAGTTATCAGGTTATAACAATGTGGTAATAACCTCGCAGAAGCTACCTGACCGCCCTGGTCTTAAGGGACCGTACAGGGGGATTGCTACAGGGTCCACATTTTATTGGGCTTGCTTATCAACATATAACGGACTAAAAGAATCATCAGCAGAATATGTGGTCAAGATGCGCTCAGATGAATATTATGAAGATTTTACAGCTTTCAAGTTAGAACTAAAAAAAGCAAACCACAAGTTTGTCTGTGGTAATATATTTTATAAAAGATGGTATAGGAGTTCCCCTTATCATATTGGAGATCATGTATATGCTTGTAAAAGAGAGGGTCTACAGAATGGTCTAAAAATGGTGCTGGACTATTATAACCATGTTGAATGGCACAAAGAAATAGAATATAAAGAAGATATATCACAAGACCTGACCTGTGCCGAGATTGTCTTAGCGCACACTTTTCTAATCGGATCAGGGATACCTAGAATCGAATGGTTCGCCGTGGGGGCGACGCTCCAGACAGCCCCTGCATTTGATAAATATTTCAAAGTTATTGATATTAATAAATTAGGAGAATATGTTGCTCGATGGGAGGGTAGCAATATTACATTTAGACATGATACATCCCCATTTATACATTCTCATTATGACAGGTAAAGCATGTTTATAGACGACAAAAGAAAAATAATATTTGTACACAACCCAAAAGCAGCAGGGTCTTCAATTCATATACTGCTTAAGGATTTGTATGAACTTAGAGACACCGATAGGCACGACCCAGAACCACACATACACCACATGAGTTACCAACAAATCCTAAATTTAAAACCTGAATACTATGGATACTATTCATTTGCTGCTGTTAGAAATCCTTGGGCTAGATTATTATCAGGCTATATGGATTTTGTACAAAATAGAAAACATGAGTACTCTGGTTTGATACGATATGATGAGCCATTATTATCTGAGTATAAGGATTTTAAAGATTTTGTTATGAGGATTGGCGAAGGCAAATGGATAAACGATGTTCATTTCCTCCCTCAGCATGTTTATACTCATGCAGAAGATAAAGTTGTCGATATGATCCTAAGGGTAGAAAATATCAATATGGATATTCAAGCACTTATGAATAAAATAGGATTTAAGTATTACCAGCACTTATTCGGCGCTCATTGGCAGAGACACAGATCCACTAAGCACGGACATTATACAGAGTATTACGACGAACAAAGTGCAGCTAAAGTAGTTGAATTATATGCAAAAGACATAGAGCTATTTGGGTATCAATATGGAGAATAAGTGCATAGTATCGCAAATACATATTCCTGATCATGACCCTCAAGGTAGTTTAGGGTTTCTAGCTAAGCAGGAGATAATTGATACAAACATACAAAGCTTAAGAAGAAACAATCCAGATGCATACATAATTTTAGTTGGTCATGGACATGAGCCTTATGACTCTACTAAAGATGTTTGTGATAAATTTATTTGGGAAGACTTGCACCCAATCGACGGTGGCGGCACGGTAATAGGGATGCCAGCCCAATATAAGTCTGTATCGCTAGGAATAGAACACGCAAAAGAAAAAGGCTTTGATTATTGTTTGAAAACTAGAGGTGACTCTATAATAGCAAAACAAGATATTATATCATACTGCCACGACATAATAAAATCAGAAGATAAGATGATTCTCCTAACCCAGCAAACTGGCAAGGAACTATACAAATTTGGCGATTGTTTTATGTATGGAGAAATAGACCTATTGAGTTCTATATGGGATGCAGCCAACCCCCCGTTTCATGCCGATGGCTTAAGGCACACAGGCATATCGTTTGTAAAGCATTTCTCTGGTAAGGTTCCTCCTATACCATATAACCCACAAGCAATACTTTATGAAGATAAAAACTGGACAGATCTTTTGAAAGAATATTGTTCGTTTAGGGACATTGGTGAAATAGGGTTCTGTGATCTTAGGTGGAATTATAACCAGATGCAGCAAAATTGGAAAAACAATAAACAACAAATATTAGACCTTGAATACGACTTTGAAGAAATATACTGGGGTCGAAGTAATGGATGGCACAACTTCAATAGTATGGGTCAGGTAGTAAGTCATGGTGGTATGTGTCACTGGGCATATACTCAAGCGGAGTTTTATAAATAAAATGTTATTGATTTCACATAGAGGTAACTTGTTCGGACCTAATGAGGTTGGAGAAAATAATCCTAAAAAGATAGCTGAGTTAATTGATCGAGGTATCCATGTGGAGATCGATGTCTGGTCTATCGATAATAAAATGTACCTAGGGCACGATAAGCCGACACATTTTGTTACCACTGATTTTTTATTACATCCAAATTTATGGTGTCATGCTAAGAACATTGAAGCACTAGAACATCTCTTAAACGTAGGGGCGCACTGCTTTTGGCACGAAACAGATTCTTACACTGTGACAAGTGATAAAATTATTTGGACATTTCCAGGTAAACAACTTACCCCAAGATCTGTTATAGTATGTCACTCGGAAGAAGAAACCGAGGCAGTTATGAAAACAAACGCATATGGCGTCTGTAGTGATTATGTGGGGTATTACAACAAATGAAGATAGTAGCAGTAACAGGGTGCATGGGGCTGATAGGCTCCCATGTTACAAGTGAACTACTCCAGCGTGGTTATCTTGTATTGGGAATTGATAAGCTGACTTATGCAGCCAACAGTGAGGCAATGCAGACCTTCAACGACTTGCCTGGTTTCACTTTTTTGCAAAAAGATATTTGTGAGTTGGAATCTATACCTGATTGCGATTATGTTATCAATCTGGCGGCAGAATCGCACGTTGGCAATAGTATCATTGACGGTACAGACTTTATTAGTACGAACATTAGCGGTGTGCAAAACTTGCTCAAGATTATTCAAAATAAGCCAAGCAATGTTTGTGAGAGACCTGTGCTCCTTCACTTTAGCACCGACGAAGTATATGGAGATCTAGAGGAGGGCTCATTTACAGAAGATAGCTCTCTAAATCCCAGCAACCCTTACTCGGCTACCAAAGCGGCAGCAGATCATTTGATAAAGTCTTGGAGCAGGACATATGGAACAGAGTATGTCATTGTCCGTCCAACAAATAACTATGGGATATTTCAATACCCAGAAAAACTTATCCCTCTATCAGTAAAGTTATTGCAAAGAGGTAAAAAAATTAGACTCCACAATAAAGGCGAGCCTACAAGAAACTGGCTTCACGCTGCTGATACCGCAAATGCGATTATCACTATTATGGAGTCGGGTGTAAAAAATGAAATTTTCAATATATCTGGTGGTTTTGAACAGAAGAATATTGATACAGTAAAGAAAGTGATAGACTGTTACTTTGAGGAAAAAGTAGAAGATTATGACCAATACCTTGACTTCTCACATGAGCGTGAAGGACAAGATGTTAGATATTCGGTAGATGACAGCAAGTTAAGAAACCTAGGCTGGTCACCAAGGTTTGATTTTGATGAAGAAATAAAACATATTGTAAAATATTACAAGAAGACATTCGTATGGTAGCAAAGAAAAGACACTTAGCAAAGGCGCTTAGCTGGCGAGCCGTTGGAACAATAGATACCATGCTATTGGGTTGGCTCATATCGGGTGATCCTATGGTTGGGGTTAAAATTGGCGCAGTCGAATTGGTAACAAAAATATTTTTATATTATGCACACGAAAGAGCATGGTATAAATTCTCTAAGTTTGGGGTAAGAAAATGACAAACAATTTACACTTTCATAATGCAACAGTATCAACCGAAGAGAAGGTACAAAAAAACAAACATAAGCCCGCTGTATTATGGTTTACAGGTCTTTCAGGTTCAGGTAAATCTACTTTAGCAAATGCAGTAGAAGTATTGCTATTCCGAAAAGGATACCAGACACACACCTTAGATGGTGACAACGTTAGGATGGGACTCAATAGTGACCTCGGGTTCTCCCCAGAGGATAGAAAGGAAAACATCCGAAGGATTTCGGAGGTAGCTAATCTGTTGAGACAATCTGGCACAATAGTGTGCACAGCATTTATTTCACCATACCGCAAGAGTAGAAAATTTGCAAGAGAAATAATTGGAAAAGACTTTATAGAGATATATGTAAAAGCTCCATTAGAAACGTGTGAGGCTAGAGACCCTAAGGGATTATACAAAAAAGCTCGAAGCGGCGAAATCCCTAATTTTACTGGGATTAGTGCTCCCTATGAAGAGCCTAGAAGTCCAGAAATCATTGTGAACACAGCAGAGTTTAGCGTAGAAGAATGTGCTAATCACATTGTTGAGCACCTAGAGGAGAGTGGCTATTTTTCTACTATAAATGAAGTCAACGTACTGGACAAAAAAAGAACTATTGCGATTGATTTCGATGGTGTGATACATAGATACAGTCAGGGCTTCAAGGGTCTAATGAATGCCTATGATGATCCAATGGATGGTGCAGAAGCAGCATTTGAGGTACTGAAAGGCGCAGGTAAAAGGCTGGTTATCTTGTCTTCCCGCCCATCTTCAGTAATAGAAAGCTGGCTAGAAGAAAGAGGCTTAAAGAAATACTTTGATGAAGTATCCAATTTTAAGATTCCAGCTAACACATATATCGATGATCGAGCATATAAATTTAGAAATTGGACAGATACAGTTAGAGATCTACTAGAAGGGGAAGATCGATGAATAATAGAAGAGCAATGTTTATTGGCAGGTGGCAACCATTTCATAACGGGCATAAATGGCTTATGTCACAAAAACTTGATGAGGGTCTGCCTATTTTAATTTGTGTTAGAGATATTCCACCCGACGAGAAAAATCCCTTTACCACAGAGCAGACTGTAAAGATGCTGGAAAAAGCATATGAAGATCACGATGTTGTCGTGATGACTATTCCAGATATTGATTCTGTAAACTACGGGCGGGGTGTTGGGTATGGTATTATTGAACATGTACCACCTAAAGATGTTGGCTTTATATCAGCAACTGACATTAGAAATAAAATCAAAGAAGGCGATGATTCATGGAAGCAAAATGTTGATGAAAAGATTCACGACCTTGTAGTAAAATACCTTAGCGAGTAAAAATGTTACTAATAACTTATGGCACCAGACCCGAGTACATAAAAGTTCTTCCTGTAATAAATGAAATGAAAAAACGGTCTATACCGTATAAAACCTTCTTCACAGGACAACATACTGATTTATTGAAAAAGGCAAGCAAGCCAGACCATATATTAGAAATAGTTGATAATGGTAACCGACTAGATTCAATTATACAATCAATATTAAACAAAGAAGAAATATTTGTCGATATAACTTGTGTGATGGTACAGGGTGACACTACGTCTGCATTTGCAACCGCCCTAGCAGCTTTTCATAGGAAGATACCTGTGGCTCACCTGGAGGCAGGGTTACGGACATTTGATAAATATAGTCCATATCCAGAAGAGTTTAATAGGTGTGCTATTTCTGCTCTTGCGGAAATTCATCTATGCCCAACAGATACATCAGCCGATAATCTTAAAAAAGAAGGACGCAAAAATGTTTATGTAGTTGGTAATACTGTTTTGGATAATTTATCTAACGTGGTTACGATGAAAACAAATAAGGTTGTTGTTACTCTTCATCGCCGTGAAAAACTAGATGAAATACAAAATTGGTTTAAAGTAGTAAATGATCTGGCTAAAAAACATAAGAACCTAGACTTTATATTACCTATCCACCCCAATCCAGAAGTCAAAAAACATGCTAATATTTTATCCCATGTAAATGTTATTGATGCACTGGGGCACAAGGAGTTTATAGATCAGCTTTCAGCTTGTGCTTTTATAATAACCGATAGCGGAGGAGTTCAAGAGGAGGCTGCCTTCCTCAAGAAGCCATGTATTGTTTGCCGTGACTTTACTGAAAGAGTGGAGGGGCTAAACACATTTTCAGTCCTCTGTAAGGAACCGAAGTCTTTAGAAAACTTGGTAGACACTTGGGCAACTAAGGTAGATTTGTCTAATCAAACTTGCCCTTATGGCGACGGGCAATCATCGAAATATATTTGTGATATAATAAACAATATTTAACAACTTGACAAAAGTAGTATATTATTATAAAGTAGAAATAAAAACCCTTTTATGGGAGGAGAATAAAATGAAACTTAGTAATCAAGCAATGGGCGCTATCATGATGGCTTTGCAAAACAGTCTGATGGAACAAACAGATATTGTTCCTGTCTTGCAATCATTTGAATTTAGCAAAACACCTAATACAAAGCGTTGGGGAACTAAGGCAGGCGAACTTATGGTGGAAAACCCACCAACAGTTAAAGCACCAGAGACGCAGACTAAACCAGTGTTTGAAACCGAATAATGCCGAGATATTCTTACGAGTGTCACTCCTGCAAAAGTATATTTGATGCAGTTCATCACCATCAACAAATTTTGCAGGAGTGTACATTCTGTGAGAGTGAAGACATAAAAAGAATTATTAGTAAAGTTTATTTGCACAAGAAAACCACTACAGACGATGCAGCGGGTAATAAAGTCAAAGAAACTATAGCAGAAACTATAGAAGAGATGAAGAAATATAAAAAGCACTCTACAAGAGAAAGAGATCATAAATGACAGGCTGGGTACTATTGATACTTCACTTGTTATTCGACATCGCAATTGTATGGTATGTGCGTGAGATGTTATTAAGATTTAGTATGTTATCACAAGGCTTTGATGATATAAAAACTGTACTAGATGAGTATACAGATCATGTGGAAGAAATCAGTAAGATGGAAGCATACTACGGTGATGAAACTATTTTAAATCTACTTCGACACTCCAATGATACGAGAGAATACCTAGAAGAATATAGGACCCTATTTTCTCTAGAAGAAGAAGGGGATCTAGAAAATGCAGAAAGCTAAACCAAGAGCTAAAAGAGCAAAGAGTAAAAGTAAAAAGAATCATTATTTTACAAAAGATACTGAAATGGCAATTGTAGAATATGCCAGGACTGAAGATATTACCTATCGAACCAAATTATACATAGAGCATATCCAACCAGCATTCAATGAGTTGGTGGACAAAATAGTATACACATACAAATTTACTTCTTTGCAAAATGTGGATAATCACAAAGAAGACTGTAAAATATGGCTGACTACAATCTTGGATAAATATAATCCAGATCGTGGTACTAAGGCTTTTTCTTATTTTTCAGTAGTTACAAAGAATTGGTTCACACACAAGGCTAAGAAGCAAACCAAAAGAAACAAAAGAGAAATAGAGTTTGGTTCTGTAATAAAAGAAATAGATATCATCAACAGTAATGAAAAGGGCACTATTGAGGATAGCCTTGAAGACCAGCAGTTTTGGGCTTTTTTACTGACAGAAGTAAGTAAGTGGGGTGATGAAGATCTCCGAGAAAACGAAAGAAAAGTATTGGATGCTATTCAAACCCTAATGAATAACATCGAACAGATCGAGATTTTTAATAAAAAAGCTATTTATTTATACATGCGTGAAATCACTGGGCTGAATACAAAGCAGATAGTAAGCAGCCTAAAGAGGTTACGACAAAAATATGCTGACTTTAGAAAAAGATGGCTTGAAGGCGAGGTATAAATGAATGGGACAGAACTTAGATGTGTTAATAACCAAGGCTCTTCTTAATATAGAGCAGGACAGAAATACAACTGAAGAGTTGCTGGGGGAGTTAAAAGATTATCTCTCAGGAGCCAAAGACAGATATGCAGAATCTGGAACCGTTGCTGCCAAGCTGGTGGAAACCTTACAGCGTTCAAATGAACAATTAGTTAAGCTCGCTGCAATAGTGCATAAAAAAGAGTCTACAAACAAAAGCCAATCACTAACAGAAGAAGATAAGGATGATCTCTTTGACATGATCCAAGGACAGGGATAAATGTCCGTAGAGAACAAAAGTCAAAAAGCTACCGTGCTTGAATTATTTCAAAAGATGCACGAAGAGAAAAGTTATAACACCAATGCTTATAGTCTTACAAACCCAAAAGACTCTGGTGAAACTTTCAAGGAAATACAGCAAGAAAGAAATTCAACAGATAGCTTTGCAGGGCGCACTTGGTTCCCAGCTATGGTGGTTCATAATTTAGAAAGTAAAGTCAGAACACCCTCAATAGGTGATAGAGAATTGATCGGTGGTCATAAACTTGTATACACCGCAACAGGTGATAAATCTATATCCGTCAGATGCTTAGTACCAGGGATGGTCCTACGCCACCCTACATCAATTGATGATTCAATTATCAAACAATATCCCAGATTTACATGCGATCTAAACACAATCAATTCGATCCCACCAGTTGGTTCAATTTTGATGGTAATGTGGAATGATAAAAACATAAGAAACGGTGGTATCATACTCGGATATGCTCTAGGCGGGCAAAAACAACAAGATGATTTTAGTATATTTACGGCGGCAGAATCTTGCGGCGAAGTAGTGCCAAACAAGATGAAAACAACTCATGCAGCAGGAGAGTCGCTACCAGCAAATAATATAGCGCAACAAGCTGAAATAAAAGTAGAGAACACTACCCCTGACCCAAAAGAGGTAGAGTCCTTAGCTAGCGCCGCCGCCCCAAATAGCCGATGGACAACAACTGATCAGCCACCACCAGGCTCTTCTGCTCCAGTAAAAGCTGAAACAAAAAAGAATCCTCAAACTCCAGCAGAGGTGCCAAAAACAATAGAGCCCGCACCTAAGCAGCCAAGTTATGAGATAATATGTAATAAATCATACCAGCTTAGCGAGACTACTGAAGAAGGAAATGGCGTATCCCCTAATCACGAGCAGTCAAGAAGGGGAGACACATCAAATAAATTTTGTAGAGTAGAAGAGTTAGCAAAGAGGGTAGGGATACCACCAAGATTATTATTAGCATTTATGGAAGTAGAAAGTAAAGGTAATGCCCGTGCTGTAAGGTTTGAACCACATATATTTGTAGGCGGAATAAGATCACGAAATATCGATAAAGCAAGACCAGATCTAATAAATAAAGTACCCTGGACTCCTCGTAATCCAAAACCACCAGCAAGTAAAGATAGAGCATGGTATATTTCCAGAGTGAATAAGGAAACTAATAGAGCCGCTTTCAACAAGGCATATGCTTTAGACCCAGTAGCTGCTATTCAATCAACTTCATTCGGTCAATTTCAGGTCATGGGTCGAAATTTGCTTAAGGAGTTTAAGAATAACCCTGTATCAGCCATGCAAGCTTATGATAGCGATCCTGAGGCTGTCTCGGATAGACTTCTTATAACATGGATTGAGGGTAGTTATCATTGGCGTCGTGTCGCAAAAGCAGGAGCTAGAACAGGAAACTATGATTTTATCAAATTAGCAACTTATTATAACGGTCGTGGTCAAGCTGAAAAATACGGTAATTTACTGAAGGAAGCTTACGATAGACTTGAGGGAACAGATATACTTTGTCGAGACAACATACCAGTTGGCAATCCTCGACCTGCCCCGCCACCCCCAGAAGAGGACGGACTTACGCTCGATTCCTGGGTTAGGGGTAAATTTAAAGGCGCAATCCCAGCTATTGAAATAATTAAGGATGGTCCCGTTAGATCTGCTAAGGGAAAAAAAGGCTTAATAGCAAAAAGCTTAGAAGAGCCGATCAAAAATATGATAGCAGCATATAAAAAAGATGTTCCTAATGGACCAGCGTTACAAATAAATTCTACATATAGATCATATGATGTACAGCTTAAAGCCAGAAGAGACCTTCTAAAGCCTAAATGGAGAGAAGAGTACAACCGCCGTGGCGGCGAAGGCAATGCTGCCGCTGAAAAATGGTTAGCCAGCCGATCACCGCAAAGAAAATATTTTAGAATACCTGTGGCTAGACCTGGTTACTCTAATCACAACTCTGGCATAGCGGTAGATTTCCAAACATCTGCTGGCGGCGGCATGGCTTTCAAGCGAAAAAAATCAACATATAAAGAAGACAGGTTTTATGATCATAGAGCAAAAACCAGAAGATATAAAGGAAAGCAGGCGCATAACTGGCAAGGCACTAAAAATGATGAGGTTCAGCCGTGGAAATGGATGGCAGAAAATGCACACAGGTATGGATTCATAAGAACTGTAACGTCAGAACGATGGCACTTTGTTTATGTGGGATCAAGCGCACCATCAAAGAGATTCTCTAAGGTTAAGAAAAGCCATGGTAGCTGGGATGGTTTAGCAGGAGTGGTGCCTGATAAAGAACAGGCACGTCGAAGGCGAGCAGAACAAGCTCGACGAAGAAGTCAAGGGAGTTAATAATGGCAGGCGGTACAAGAATAAAAGCTGTAGACCAAACAGGTGTTTCAGGCGATAGAAATAAAGTAAAACAGGGACCAGGCAATAAATCTCTCGGCGGGTCAAATTCTAGATTAGTAGAACCACATGGAAACTACAATCAGGTAGATTCTGAAACAATATACCAAGGAGAGAACAACAACTTTATAATTCTTGGACGTGATCGCCCGAGTGACCCAAACAGTGGTTATGGTGGTAAGGGACACTCACACACTTCAACCATTAGAATAGTGGCAGGTTTGCATGGAAGGAATGTAAAAGAAGAAAAAATCATTTCTGAAAACCCACGCAAGACAGAACCCCAATTTTTGAACCCCGATCCTGTTCTAGACGCTGCTACCATATATTTGTCTCAAAAAACAGATATAGATAGGAATTTTCATATAAACACAGGTGGTCGATATGGTGCCCCTAAAGGTCGATCCGCAGCCCTCATGAAAGCAGATTGTATTAGGCTTGTTGGTCGTGAGGGTGTTAAGATAATTACTGGGACCGATAAAAAGAATTCACTGGGCAAACCAATCACAAAACCAATTGGTATTGAGCTAATAGCAGGTAACGATACATCGGATATGCAACCAATAGCAAAAGGTAAAAGCGTGGTCAAAGCCTTTGAAGATATGACTGAATTAGTGAAACAGCTTAGTATGATTGTAGAGAAGCAGGGTATTGCGATTAATGCACTGGCTGCTGGCGGAATCCCAACTCCTTTTGGTATAGCAGCATACCCTCTCCTGCCAGTTGGTGCAGCAACTGCGCTTACGTTTAATACTATTGCTATGTCATTTATTGCAACCTTTCAAGGAAACCTGGCTAACTTCAAAGAGTTGAAACTAAAATACGATAAAAACAAAATCTATAGTAGATATAATATGACAAACTAGGAAATATAGATGGCACACAGTTTTGAGGACCTATACAATTTATACAGAAATCAGCCAGATGGACCTGATGCTGAGATTGCCTATTTTAGGCAAAATGGTATAAGACAAATAAATGTAAATGTTCGTGATGACCAAGCAACGGTGGTCATGATTGATGCTAACGGGCAAACTCACAGAGCTACAGGCAGAGTGCCTCAAGAAGAGGTGCCACCTCAAGCAGCACAAGAAGATCTTGGGTATGAGGGGAAGATTACATCAGACCCTTTATCTGTTGAGGAAAGATCGATCATAGACCCCAATCCAGATATAGCCATATTTACAAATCAAGATGCATTTCATGGAAGTTACCCAGAAGATCGCCTACAGGAGTTAGGGATAACAAATCAAGGCACATGGTTCAATACATATAGGGAAGGATTGAGATATCGTTATAACCCCCCAAGCGAAGATATAAATAATCCAACCTCGCCTGAAGACGCCGCTCGGATAACGGAGACATCAAAGTTAAAGTTTAAGTATAAACTTATAAAACAGCAAGCTACTAAATTAGCACCAATGTCTTTCCCATTCACAGTGGAAACAAGAGGGGCTAACAGGGTGCCGTTTAATCGTGCTTTCCCACCAGTTAAGGTTGAATTTACTCTATTGGATGCAATTTATTTTGCCACTCTACATCCTCATATAATAGCAGGGTTCACAGTAGAAAGTAGAGGTTTCCTGTTTAGAGAAACAAAATATAAATTTCTATATCTGGAAAAAACCTCTACAGAGGATGAACCAGGCACTAGACTAGCAAGAGAAATAATGGTTGGTAGGGGCATGTACACGCAAACTGCAACTGCATCTACAAGAAAACCAGTTATGCCTTTAACTGCCCAGACTATCCCTACTAAGGCAGAACAAAAGGAATTGGACAGCACAACTGCATCCCTATCAGCACAAGAAAATCAAGAAAAACAAAAACAAGCAGAGCGTAGGTCTGCGGGAACAAGCAGAAACGCATCACTCCAAATGGATGGGACTAAGCCTCTTGGTAGGCAGGTATTATATGCAAAAATATTGGAAGACGGAGCAGTTTGGGTATCACAGTTACCTAATGCGAAGCCTAGCGCAGATCCAAGTGTAGGGGAAACATCCTTAGCTAGCAGCATAACTAATAGTCATTTGAATAGGATAGTGCAAGCCGCAGGTGACGACGGATTACTGGATGATGAGAACGATGGAAAATGGTCAAATATAAATGAGTACACAGGTGATTTTTATGATACTACCACCGACCCTGGTAGAGAGAAATTTGCTTACGAAATAAAAAAGGTCGGCAATACTGTTTATATACAGAAGCTAGAAAAAGTTCAAAATGTAACACCTACTGAACAGAAACAAGAAGCGGACGCCAGTGCTATAACTTCCAACAACAGAACAGAAGATGCATATAACTATGATGACTGGACAACCAATATTAACTCTGATAGAGGCGTCCCCAATTCTTATTACAACCCCAGGTACCCTGAGTCAGTTGCTGTAGCCAAGGATGAAGGTTCTTATTTTGTGGTGATGAAAGCCCCCGCAGATGTTGAGGATAGTTTAGATTATCGAGCCGAAGAAGCTGAGCTAAAGGAATTGATGTATCGTGCTTTGTGCAACCACCTAAACAAGCCGATAACTGATATGCCTAGCACTCTGAGCCATGAGATGAAGACTCACTTTGACCCAAGGCCAAATTCAGCGCCACTTATAGCCTTGATAATAAAGAAGACAGAATTTGATAAGTCAGCAGCATCTGGCAATATTAAAACTGATCTAGATGAACTAACCCTCCAGAGGGCTATATTGACCAGTCAAAAAAGGTCAGAAAAAAATATATCTTTTACTTTAGAAAAGATGGACCCTTTATTCGAGACAGCTTCGCACATTGTTAGAAAATATGCACGCATTGTTGCTGGACAGGGATTGGGCTCGGCTGATATAGGAGTCAATTTATATAAGCAATATATGGCTCTATCTAAGTTTACTAGTAAGGTAAGATCAGCTTTAGCCCACAATGGTGTATATCCAGATGCAAGTGACCAAATAGAAATAGGATTTACAAACGATTATCAAATGCTGCACATTATACATAAATCTAGGATGTATTTCAGTGGCTTTAAGAGGGCAACAATAGATAATGAAATAGCTGTTACTTTGGAAATAGATTCTATACAAGACCAACCAGAGGGACAGTTTCCATCACAATTAGAGAGCGACAAAAACTATTTTAGGATCTACAAGCAGACTGAATTTGGGTATGTGTTTTTTGCAGAGGAGATAGTAAAAAACAACCCACCAAATGCTAGCGATCGAAAACTCACACCGTGGGTAGACTTTGTTCGACTTTATACATACCCTGCACCAACTATCAACCCAACTAAAGTTAACAATAAAAATAAACTTACCGATGACGGGGATGACCAGATACCATCTCAAAGCCTAACAGATACGGGATCAGAGATTGAATCTGATGATATTATAGGGAGTTCGCAGGTAGCATATGTAGATAAATCAGCGAGTAAGCCTGGCACACAGATAAGGACAGTAACACAGTCTCAAAAAGAATCTGAAGCCATCAATATTCGATCCTTCATTGAGAAGAAACAGAAAATAGAAAGAAAGGCAAAATCTTTAGAGCCGCTAGTAGAAGATGCAGTCATGAACTGTGGTAATTTACCACAATTACTAGATCAGATCAAGGAGTTATCTGATTTGTTTGATTTGGTATTAGATCAAATTTCATTAGATGAACTGTTTGCAGCCCTACGAGATTCGCTCCTGCAAGATTTGCAAAAATTATTTGCTATGAAAGATTTAGCAGAAGGCTACACGCCAGGAGCTTTCGCAGGCGCTGGAGATCAAGGAGAAGGTCTTGATACCACTCTTTCTACAAGAGCATCAAAACTTGTTTGCGCTCCTTCTTCTGAGTTTGAGGACTTTTTACAAAACGACCTGGCTTGTGCCTTAGACCAAATCGGTGATTCATTGAAGAACCAACTCCTTGGTCGAGACTTGAACAATTTACCACTTGATCAGCTAGTTGAGGATAGGATTCGCAATCTATTCGGGATAAGCATACCCTTCATACCTATTGAGGGTATTTTATCATTTATACTAAAAATAGTATCCGAAATACTCAAAGAAGCCCTAAGACAAGTTTTGGTAGCTTTAGTGCAAGAGGCACTTGAAAAATATTTAGACTGTGAAAATATTCCACTTCTCGATGATAACATCGCTAAACTGGGAGATATAAAAAATCCCGCACAACTATTGGAGTATGGTAAATCTCGCCTGGGTGATCTAATCGGAGACATAGATCTTAACAAGCTTGTTGATGAGCTTGGGATAGAGTTACCCCTAGAACAGCTTCAAGAAGTATTTGAGAAAGTGTCAGATTGCCTAAACTCCATGGAAATGTTAGCTCTATTATCAGGCAACGCAGGTCCGTTGATAATGCAACTTGTGCGTGAGCAATTCGGTGGACTTTTGCTAGATGATCAAATAGATTTATTATTTGACAAAATTGGTGACAATGTATCAGATGAAATAAAGAATGGTATAGTGCCAGAGGAATTTTATGTTGACTACTGTAATAAGGCAGACTATGTTAGGGCAGCTAGCAAGGCTTTAGATCTGCTAAGAGACAAGGGTCTTACAGACGAGCAAATTAAAAATCAAGCTGATGAGGAGATTAAGAGAGCAGCAGATAAAATAAAATCAATGTGTGATTTTGAAAACCTAGCCAACAATGCTTTGATAAATGCTCTTAATAACATAAAAGCACCTGATGCTATTGTAGACCTTCAGAGCAAAGCATCCTCCAATATTGCAGCAATAGCGCAAGCAGGGATTAAAGCAGAGGCAAAACCTTTCATCCTCGGTCGCACACCTCCCAAATATGGCGGTTTCAATCTTGGTTCACTTGCTCCTCTGATTCCATTTCCCGATCCAACATATGGATCAGAACAATTAGTTCGTGTGTCAGACGATCGTAATTTAGCCTTGAAAGGTTCGGGCGGCAAAACCGCAGAGCGTGTAGAGGTTAGCTATAATTCAGAACACGATGAATATCGGATTGGTAATCTTAGAATAGTTGTTTCTACTCCAACATCTGATGCTGATCGGGGTCCAACAGAACAAGCTGTAGGAATAAATGATGAGATACAGGAAAAGCCAAATGACATAGTAACAATTATAGTCCATGACATAAAGCCTGACAATCAAGGCGTTCGCCGTGAAACCTATGTTGACGAGTTTGGTCAGTTTATAGAAAGCAAAAAAGAAGAATTAGAGCAAGATAGAAATGTTTTAGTGTTTTTACAAACTCAGCCTGACAGGAATTATAGCCGCCCAACCCACAGCCGACTGCCAAGATTTATCAACCGCCCAAGGGAACTGGGTGAATTCTTAAATCTGTTTTTATCCGCACATCAAGAAAACATATATGGATTTGGCATAACAAGTGATCAAATAGAAGAGGCGTATATAGTTGGCAGTGAAGAAGATGGGGAAGCAGCATATCTAAGAGCGCCCGAATCACATGAGGCGGGCAAGTACCCCTATCCTTTGATGGAGAATTTGGTAATCGACCGTGGTAATGATATGGAAATATTCAATGCTTTTTTTAGAAAAGATGATATCAATCTCAAGAAAAACCCAAGACAAGATTATTTTGAGTCTGGGATATTCAATGCAGGGAAGGCATACGAGAAGCTTTATGCCGATTTACAGGAAGAGCCTACATTGGTCAACGCAGGACCAAACTTTGAGAAAAAGGTAAAGAGAACAACTGCTACTGTTGGCATAGGCGCACGACTAATGCCATTCTTTTGTGCGATATGGCCTTTGTTCAACGCCCCAAGCGGACAAAGAATCAGGTTTGCATCCAAGGGAGAGGGTCAATATGATGACCGCATCTTTAGGGAGATTATAGAAAATTACCTTACAAGGAAAATAACTTTTCAACTTGAGAATCTAGGTGTCTTAGACATGTATAATAAGGTATTAGCAGAGGACGATTTTGAGATCGCCGATGTTGTTTCAGTGTTTCTGGATGGTATATTTGTAGATAATCCCGATGAATCTAACAAAGTTTTATATGAAGCAATAAACTTCAACGACAGCATTCCAACAAGCGGACAGGGTTCCACCAGCCAACATTTTGTTTTAAATGTCTTGGGCACTCAGGACGGAGTTAGTAATTATAATGCAGTTCGGGATAATATTTCTCGGAGCGTATATCCTGTCGAACCTCTTCTGGCGGTATCAACTATTTACTTAGAGACCTCTTGTAATGCAACTGGTTTATTGGGAACTTCATTTGTAAAGTCTTCAATAGATGCAGATCAATTACTTAGGAAGTTTTTTGATCCATTAATTTAGGAGAGTAAGTCTTGTCAAGAGTAGGTATTTCACCAGCGTTGCCTTTAGCATATACGAAAGAGGATGGACCATATGGTCTTAATAAAACCATTAGGGATTCAATTCAACAGAATTTTAAAAATATCCTCTTGACTAGTAAGGGTGAACGTGTAATGTTGCCCGATTTCGGCGTTGGTCTTAGATCTTTCTTGTTCAGTAATTTCACACCTTCATTGCTAGAGCGGATAAGAGCCGAAATAAATAAACAAGTTGCGTTGTATCTTCCATTTATAGAGCTTACAGAAATTGAGTTTATATCTTCAACAGAAAGTGATCAGGTAGCACTGAACCAACTACAGATACAAATAAGATATGAAATTACGCCTATAAATGAGTCGGATACACTTACTATATTTGAATCAATAAACTAAATATATTTTAGTAGGAGTTTATTATTAATGGCTAAAAGACCAGTAAACTATATTAGCCGTGATTTTGAGAGCATCAAGCAATCATTAATAGATCATGCAAAACGTTATTATCCCGACACATTTAAGGACTTTAACGAAGCATCGTTCGGCTCCTTGATGTTAGATGCAGTATCCTATATTGGAGATAATTTATCCTTCTATGTTGATTATCAGGCAAATGAAAGTTTTCTTGATAGCGCAATAGAGACAGATAATATTACTAGACTAGCCCGTCAGATGGGTTATAAACAGACTGGTACTACAGCAACAGAGGGGATTATAACTGTATATGTTTTAGTCCCAGCTTCAACAACTTCTAGGGGACCAAATATAGATTACATCCCAATCATGAAAAAAGGCACTACCTTCAACTCTGAGACTTCTGGCATTTTTACACTACAGGAAGACATCGACTTTGCTGACCCAGCTAATGAAGTGGTAGTTGGTCGTGTCAATGAAGCCACAGGCGACCCCACATATTACGCAATAAAATCTAAAGGGAAGATTATATCAGGTGAATTAAATCAGGAAACATTTGCCGTAGGGACCTTTACAAAATTCCTTCGCCTCAAAATGGATGGTCTGAATATTAGTGAAATAGTATCAATAAGAGACTCAGAGGGGAATGAATATTATCAAGTACCATACTTGTCGCAGAACGTGATATATGAGCAAATTGTTAACAATGCTTCAGATAAAAGCGTGGTACCATATAATCTAAGAATAAGACCAGTACCCAGAAGATTTATGACAGAGTTCATTGATGGCGAGGTGTTTTTACAGTTTGGATTTGGATCAGAAGGTAACCTGACTGGTGATTTGGTCGCAGATCCTGCTGATGTGGTGCTGGATGTACATGGTAGAAACTATGTAACAGATGATAGTTTTGACCCTAGTAATCTTATAAAAAATGACAAATTTGGTGTGGTGCCAACCGATACGATTTTGACAGTGATCTATCGATCCAACAGCACTACAACAGCAAATGCCAGCGTGAACACGGTGACCTCACCTTCGGCAGTAAACCTGGTGTACAAGTCTCTTAGTTCGCTCGACTCTACCGTCACTGATTTTATTGAGTCTTCAATTGAGAGCACAAATGAACAACCAATAATTGGTGACGTTACAGCACCAACCCAAGAAGAAATAAGAATGAGAGCTTTCGATTCCTATGCATCTCAAAATAGGGCGGTAACGAAACAAGATTATATTGCACTTTGTTACAGAATGCCAGGAAATTTTGGCTCTATCAAAAGAGCAGCCATAGCGCAAGATAGAGATTCTTTTAAGAGGAATCTAAATCTTTATGTTATATCGGAAGACCAGGATGGTAATTTTATAAATCCACCAACCTCATTGCTTAATAATTTAAAATCGTGGTTGAATCAATATAAAATGATCAATGACACGATAGACATTTTACCAGGCAAAATAGTCAATTTGCAGATAGATTTTGAGGTTGTTACAGATTTAGAATCAAATAGATTTGATGTAATAAATGAGTGCATCAATCGATTGAAAATTGATATGGCTGTCAAGAAAAATATTGGAGAGCCCTTTTACATAACTGAATTATTCAAGACACTTAATAGCGTCCCAGGTGTAGTAGATACCATATCTGTAAACGTGGATACTAAGACAGATGCAGGTTATAGTCAGTTTCCGTTTGACATAGAACTGAATACTAGTCCTGATGGAAGGATCTTATACGCCCCTTCTACTGTGGTGTTTGAAATCAAAGCTCCAGACCAAGACATACAAGGGATCGCACGATAATGGCTATCAAATTATATGACGCAACACAAGACAACACAATAACTAATGCTTTCAAGGCTGATTTATTAACCAGAGCTACAGGGTCCAATATGGGCGCTGCTGACATATTAGAAACATTTGTTATACACGGGCAAACGTCAGCTAGTATCAACTCCCAAACTGCGGAAGAGGCTAGAGTATTATTACAATTTGATATTGCTAATATTTCTACAGATAGAGCAAATGGAGTAATTCCAGCTTCAGGAAGTGTCAACTTCATATTAAAAGTCAGAAATGCTAAGCACGCTGATACACTACCAGATAATTTGACACTTGATATCAAAATGGTTGCGAATAGCTGGGATGAAGGTCGTGGCGTGGACATGGATGGATATAAGGATATTGATGAGTGTAACTGGGTAAAGAGGACATCAGGTGCAACCTGGAATGGAACAGGTAGTGATTATTTCACAGCCCAGGCTACTAGCAACTTCTCAGGATCTGTGCTGTTCCCCAACGGCGATGAGGACATGGAAATTGATGTTACTCCTGCTGTAGAAGATTGGATAGCAGGAACACGCAACAACTATGGATTTATAATCAAGAATACAGATTCTGCCATCAGCGGTAATGTTGGCAGCCTGTTCACTAAAAGATTTCATGCAAGAAGTACAGAGTTCTTTATGAAGAGACCAGTGATCGAAGCACAGTGGGACGACTCAACAAAAGACCAGAGAGCTAACTTTTTTCTTAGTAGCTCAGCCCTGTCGGCAGCAGATAATCTAAATACTTTGTTTTTATACAATAGATTCAGAGGTAATCTTACAAATATAAGTGGACTTACAAATGATGCACTAAGTGTATCGTTTTATACTGCATCCTCAGGCGGAGCCCCGATAGGCTCACCAGTTATCGTAACAGATGCTACGGGTTCATCGGTAACAAAAATTGAGTGCGGTCGTGAGATTAATAACGGCGTCCGCTCAACAGGAATTTATACAGCGTCGTTTGCAATCACTAGTTCTGATGCAACATTGTTTGATGTGTGGTTCACTGGCTCTACCGAGTTCTTCACTGGCTCTTTTAAGCCGCAGTCATACACTCCAAATCTTGAAGACAGAACAGAGCCATACTTTAATAAAATAACAAATCTGAAACCAACATATAACAGACTAGAAAAGCCAAGATTACGAGTTTTTGCGAGACCTAAAAGATGGCAACCAACGATTTACACTGTTGCATCTGTTGATGTTGAAAACACAATTGTAGAGGATGCTTATTATAAGATATTCCGTATAGAAGACAATATAGAAGTGGTTTCTTATGGCACTGGAACCATGAAGTATAGCAGACTTTCTTACGATGTTAGTGGTAATTACTTTGACTTAGATATGAGTCCATTAGAGGCAGGATATTCATACGGAATACAACTTGCGTACTATTTACAAGGACAGTACAAAGAACAAGCAGAAATATTCAAATTCAGAATTGAAGAGCCCTAAATATGAGCATAAAAAAGTTATTTGATGCAAAAAAAGCAGGAACACTTGGTGGTGCCACTCGCTCAACCCTAAAAAAGCTTGGCGATAATGTAGAGTCACCAGAGCAAATTGAAGCAGCTTTATCGAAAGCTAGGGCTTTTTCACCAAAGATTGATTTTTCAGATCCAGCCAATTTCGTTAAATATGGCTCAGCCTATCGTTATTATTATGATACATTTGGATATATCAAAGACTATTATCCTTACGACGGTAGTTCTAGGGAAAAGCTAGAATTTTATAATGGATTATCGCCGTTTGAACAGTATATTTTCAACAATGAATACCCTAAAACTACTGGGTATGTTACGATAGGAGCTATTTACGGCACAGATGGAGCATCTAAGCAAGGATACACTACGCCCACTACAGCGGAGTACATCCAGTTTAAGGGCGGACCACACAGCGGAACCTTTTTTGCTACAGGATCAGGACTAAGTAACAATTTAGAGTTTGGCGGCATCAGTGGCTCAACAGTAGAATTCTTCTATAACAAGACTGAGTTCGATAGTACTATATCGTCCCCAACAGAGGTGATTCTAGATATTTGGAACGGTGTGTCAAGTGGCTCACATGACTACGGTCGCCTTACGATTGAAACGGATTCAGGATCAGCAGATAGATTTTATGTTTCATACCAATCAGGATCAAGTGGTGTGTTTAAAGCATCGGTCCCCACCGCAGGTGGTTTAACACTAGGAAGTGGCTCTTGGGATCATTATGCTTTTGTGTTTTCCAATAGTGATGATTCTACTTCTATTGATCTTTATGAAAACGGCACATGTAAACAAAGTAATATCCTAACTGGCTCTTCCATCAACTTAGTAACAGGCAGTCTGATCGGAAGGCTCGGTGCATTAAGAACAGCCCCAGGTCCAATACAGGCAAGTGGCTATGGAACCCAGGCAACTGCCACAGATGCCATTGATATGGCTGGGTATCAGGCTGCTGGTGATCCTGCTATCAAATTTAACATAACAATTCCTGTCGCCGCAGGTGGGTCTAACACTACCATTACGATAAAATTTGACATCTCCTCGGGCGGCTCTCCTGTAAGTGCAGGCGCAGACCATATTACCATTGGCACCGCAGGCTCAAACGATGCAGCGAATGCGGCTCTTGTTATAAAAGCAATAAATGGTGATACGGACAGCAGAATCACTTATGGAAATGGTTCGGGCGACGGATCATCAGGAATAGGTGTACAGGGACTTACAGCATCAGCAGGAAGCTCAAGCACCAAGGTTACCCTAACAATTAGTAAGGGTGGCACGTCAGGAAATATTAACAGTGCTGTTGCACACGGCGCAGGGACAGTTAACGTAGTTGATGTGGCTAACTTTACTGGCGGTGCGGTGATACCCGCAGGGGACGGTAAATTATCGGCTTCTTTGGACGAGTTCAGATTCTGGAAAGAGCCTAGAACAGCAGAAGAAATTGGTCGCAATTGGTATATGGGTGTTAATGGTGGTGCGAACACCACCATAAACAACTCTGGACTAGGGATATATTATAAATTCAATGAGGGCATTACACAGGTTTCTACAACAGATAATGTTGTGCTCGATTATTCTAGTAGGTTATCAAATGGTGCCTGGACTGGTTATTCTACATCAGGGACCAGGAATACAGGATCTGCTATAGTATCATCTAGTGCTGCGGGATTTGAGACAGCCGACCCAATTATTTATGATACACATCCAACCTATATTTCATCCAGGGATGACCTATCGTCTTTAGGGCAGCAGTATGATTATACAAACAACTCCAGTTTGTATTACACGATGCCAGGGTGGATTATTGAACAAGATGAAAGAAACGGCGAAGAACTAGCAAAACTAACACAGATTATGGGAAGCTACTTGGATACCCTGTATGCCCAAGTAGGCGGTGTACTAACTGTAAAAGACGTTAGTTACCCCACAGGGAGTGTGCAAGAATCTCCAAACAATGATAGACTATTGTCATCATTAGGGTTTGAGGCTCCTGATTTATTTGATTCTGTTGGTGAGATAGTAAGGTTCTTAGATAAGGATGATAAGAGACCATTAGAATCCTCCATACATCAAATTAAAAACATAATCTATAAAAACATTTATAACAACTTATCTTATATCCTTAAATCAAAGGGTACTAGAAAATCGTTTGGTAATACCTTACGTTGTATGGGCATCGACGAAAAAATAGTAAAAATTAGCACCTATGCTGATAATGTTGAGCAGACCATAACCAGCAGCTACAAAGCCATTCCAACAGAAAAGAAATTTGTTGACTTTAGTGGTCTTCGTAGGTATGATGATCAAGCTGCCACAATATATCAGCATTATTACGCAGATGGATACGATGGGGGTTCAAGTGGGCTTATATCAGGCAACTTAGACCTTGGAGATAATGCATTTACATTACAAGCAGATATCCTCTTCCCACTGAAGCCTTCCCCAGCAGAGGCTTCATATATTGAGCCAACCTCGCCTAGCTCCTCTTTGTTTGGTTTTCATACACCAAAAATTACAACAACTACGTCTACTGACACTGCTTGGGCTTCAAACACAATAGACTTTGGGTTGCAGGTGTATGCTGTCCACGCCACAACGGACTACTCTGAAATAACAAGCCCCCAAGGTGCTTCTAGGGATGCATATTTTGTAGTAGAAGATAGGTTTGGAAATATTCTTCTTAAGACTGATACAGTTAGAGAAGTATATCAAAATACAAGGTGGGTTTTTGCACTCTCGGCTCGACCAAAAACCTATCCATTCTCTCAAGAAGTTGATGGTACGGATAATGATGACCAGTCATATATTATAGAATTATACGGAACAAGTTTTGATCTGGAAGATAAAAGAGCATCTTTTGATTCTAGTAAAATAGTAAATTTTGTAACTGGGTCCTCTACGCTCGCCTCTGCGAAAAGAATATACGCTGGAGCGCACAGGACCGATTTTAGCGGCTCATTATTAACCAGGTCTGATATTAGACTTAACTCATGCCGCTTTTGGAATACATTTCTTACATCATCCGTTGTTGATCAACAAGCTAAAGACGCTGATGCATATGGTCTTGTTCATCCGTATAGAAATGTAAAAACCTTTCAAACTAGTGGTTCCAGTGTTTTTATTCCAGCGATAGAATCGCTAGCACTTAATTGGGATTTTGAAACTGTTACAGGCAGCGATGCCAGCGGTCAATTCAGGGTAGATGATTTTAGCTCAGGCTCTAATTCAACCGCATACGAAAATAATTATCAGGTTGAGTATGCTGGAACAGTGCAACGCCATCACTCTGCTCGTGGCGACTTCTTTAAGGCGAGCGATACTCCAGTAAGAAAAGAATATTTCCCCTCCCTAAGGTTACAAGCGCCAGAAGAATTATCTTCAGACGATATGATAACGGTGATTGTAGAGGGATCAGATGATAGTGTTTATGGTCGAGCACCCAGACCTATAAGGCATTTCTTTGCAGTTGAAAAAAGCATGTACGATGCAATATCAAACGATATGCTTGAGATGTTTGCATCAATAGATGAGTTCAACAATCTTATTGGTGAGCCTGTAAACAAGTACAGGGCAGAGTACAAAGACCTTAAGAAACTTAGAGAGATATTCTTTCGCCGTGTTACTGGACAGCGAGTTGATTTAGACAAATACTTAGATTACTATAAGTGGTTCGACGGCGCTCTTACAAACCTTGTGGAACAGTTGTTCCCCGCTAGTGCGCCAGTGGCAGAAAACACCAGAAATGTTGTTGAGAGTCATGTTTTAGAAAGAAATAAGTATCAGCATAAGTACCCAACTCTTGAGGAGTACCCGTTTGAACCATCTGGTTCAATTAAGGGTGGGTATGAACAGCAGTATAGTTGGCGATTCAACCATCACCCAATAACAATGACGGGATCAGTTGCATCTGCGGCTGATGCGATCGATATGGATGGCTATCAGGCTGCCGCAGATCCTTCAAGTAGATTTACTATTCAAATACCTGTTGCAGCGGGTGGATCTAATACTACCATAACTATCAAGTTTGATGTATCATCGGGCGGCTCACCATCTAGTTATGGCGCCAACGCTATCACTATTGCTACAGCAGGATCAGACGACGCATCTAATGCCGCTTTGGTGGTCAAAGCTATCAATGGTACTGCTGACAGTAGAATTACATACGGTAATGCGGTGTCTGTAGGGGATGGATGTGCAGGTATTGGTGTTCTGGGTATTACCGCTGCGGAAGGCAGTAACAATAAAAAAGTAACTCTAACTATGACCGTTGCTGGTACAAATGGCAACATTACCAGTGCGATAGCACATGGTGCTGGCACAGTAAACCTTGTTGATGTAAACGACTTTACAGGCGCTAGTGATGATATTATAAAAAATGATCAAGGCGAAAATTGTAGTTGGTGGGCTAATCGGGCAGAAAGAAATGCCAATCCTCTAAATTTGGGTCCAAATGCTGTTGTAGGTGCCGCAACAACACTAGATAGACAAAATATTTTTACATCTGTGCGCAAGAAAGAGCTTGACAATCAAAGAAATAAGTTCTATAAATTTGGTGGTGCAGTAGAAAAGTCTGTTGCTGGCGGACATAATCAATCCTTCAATAAGATAAAAGCTAACGTTTTATCGTTTGATCAGGTATCGGATCAGAGCACTTGTACAGATGAGGAAGTCCCAGCAGGTTCTCCTTTAGAAAAATCAAGGCAGAAGTTTAGAATCTCGATTGCTGGGCAAACCTATAAAGGCGACCGAATGGCTCCCTTTAGTTTATATAAAGCATTGGTGCCTAGCGAACACAATAAGCAGCTTACGAACACTGGCTTGTCTGGTAGTCACATGACGAATATCCATGAGGATTCATATTATGGAAGCGGTTTTGAGGTTCCAATGCAGGGTCCGTTCACAAGCCAACATGTCGGTGGTTTGCTAGCTAGAGCTAGAACAAGTCAAATTGAAGGCGCAGTCAATCTCCGCCGTGAAAATTATAGACTTACTATCGCAAGCGGAACAGGCAGCTTGGCAAGGTTAGACACTGAAATTGGTGCCAACAGTTCAGGCAAGGGGCATTATTACAGAGGGATCACAGCCAAAAGACCTGTCAACATTGCTAATATTGCCCACCAGACGGCAAGCGACGGCGGCGGTCCAGGCGGTAGTGGTGGTACTATAGTGGGTAATTTCGATAAAAATTACCAAGTGCTCCAGACTTCGGGTCGAAAAATAAATAACTTAGACTTTAGAGATGACCCTGATGCATATAACCCAAGTGCTTTCTTATCGCCATATGTCGGTGGTTTGGTCGAGACTCCTGTGCCATCAAGAAGAAATACAGAATACACACTCAAGGCAAGAACAACTAATAAAACTATATTTGTAAATAGGTTTTCATCGCCTGGCAGCGTAGAAACAAATACACCTGCCTTCTTGGATTTCAACTCGCAGGAAATAGCACCGAATAATGCACTGCCTTTTAGAAACATGCTAATCAGATCAGTTAACGAAGGTCACAATACGCTGTCGCAGGGCTGGGGTGGTCATATCAACACCACTCAAAGATCCTTCCTTGGTCTAGGATATACGATCCAAGACCTAAACACAGGTAGTTTTTCCACGGTAGTTACGTCAAGACACGATGTAAATAGAAATGCTAAACCTAAACCTTTCTTAACTCAATTCGATTTATCTGCATTCGGTCAGGGTCAGATTGAATCTATAGGCTCAGGTAGTATACATAATAATAACTTTATTACAACCCCTATTCCGCAAGCTGATAACATGTCTTGGTTTATGGCTTATTCGGGATCTGATACGCAAACATACAATCATTTCTTCCATAGTGGTGGCTTGATGCCTGAATCTATAACTGTTCCATCCCCACCCAATTTAGAAGGTCAGTCTGGCATAAATGAAGGTACACCGTTTAGTATTTCTGCTGTAGCAGAGCTTACAACAATTGGTATTGATGCCCGTGACGCTCTTGGCAGCTTTGACAAATTCACTTTATCTGGTGCTGCTTGGGTTGTGTATGATTACACTGGATCATCGTGGTTGTTTTCTACAGATCTTAGTGGTGCTAGCGGACCAACAGGTCATGAGAGCTTGTTATCGGCTGGGGCAATCAATAATATACACTATGTAGATATTTCTAGTGTGAGTAATGCAAAGGGTGTAATGACTGCTATGTCCTCTGCCATTTCTGCATCAGGTATAGGACAGGTCGCCACCGATGGTACTGGAGATCTAAATCAAACAGCCTCCATCACAAACCTAACGATCCGCTCCCACAATAATCCAGGCGTAATGGAAATTACTTCGTCAGCCCAAGCATTTAGTAACATATTTATCTTACCTGATGAACAGGGTGGTGCAACTTTCTTAAGCACAGAAAACGATCTTGATAAATACACGGCAGCCGCTTCAGCGCAATCAGCTATGGGTGCGTCAACTGATGTCGAGGGTGTAACCGCAACAACAGGTTACCTCCGAAGCTTGCCGTTCGATGGTCTATCGGATTACCGCACAAATGACGCCTCAGCAATATTTACAGCCTCAAACGGACAGGTTCAATATCGCTGGGGTGCTGGTAATAATTATAATTCTTGGCAACAAGTAAGACAGTCTCAGTTGAGGTCACGAGAAAGTATAGTTAAATCAAATCAAATAAATGTTTTTGAAGTTGCTATGAGTAATGGGAATCAAGTAGAAACACAAGTAACTCTTGATGATCCATTCTTGTTTATTTCGGCAGAGCCAATAAAAACAATATTATCCGTGGTAGACGAAAACAGTCCTGAAGACGGTCAGTTGAAGTTCAGAGATATTACGGTGAAGCACTCGTATGGTAACCAGCGCCAAGGATTTATCAATGGTGATGCTAATGTGAAACACAAATACACTGGCAAGGGTGACAAATTTCTTTATGATAGCTTACGAGATATAAGATCGATATCATATAGCAAGAACCTAGCTCCTGAGGAAACAGGTATTGGTAGAATTAAGAGCCACGAAATAACACAGCAAATTTATCCTCAAGCAAGGCACCAGTTCTTATCTGAGAGTATGTTGAGAAACAATTATTTGTACACCCGTTGGCAAAATGATGATGATGCTATAAACAATAGGATAGAGAACGACCTACATGTTGTATCAGATCTTTTCCAAGGCGACCTTCCAAATCCTGATACGGATGACAAAGTGGCAGGTAGAATAGAATTAATATATAAAACACACAATAGGCAAGTGGATCGCCTGGTAGTAGGGTATACTAATAGTCAAAACTACACATTAGAAGAGCATTACCAACACCCATTTGATATAGTGGATGGTATTGTTGCCAAAAGAACTGGCAGCGGAGGAGCATCAACTGACGGCACAGCGTCTATCTGGCCTTTGGACTCTTTCTTGTTCAGCGATTCAGTATATTCAGGATCTATACCAGTATTATCAGGTGTTACGGTTGGTTCAATATCAGCTAGCGCCCAATACGGAATCCATGATGCAGTACGATGGGACTTGAATTTCTTTACTAACCTTGGTGCGGGCGAACTAATGTGGTTCAGGGCAGGTGCAGCCGCCCGAACAGGTAGTCAGGGTTATGCACCGCAAGGGTGGTATACAAGAAGAAATTGCCAGTATATAAACCAAATGGTTCACCTAGATTTTGACAGCTTGTCCTCAGGGGTTAACTATACGCAATCTGTGTTTGGACCTTCGATGGGCGGAGCATTGTTTATGCCGCCTTGGACAGCAGGACGTGACCGTCGAGCAGTTGATGGCAATAACAAAGGTGAACTCATAGGATCTAGGGGACCTTTCTATAATACCTACGAAGACTTTGCTGATGGCGTAAAATTAGTTGGTCGTGGTATGGGCATAATACCAGAGTTTAGAATTAGCGAACATATAGATCATTATGAAGGTACAAATAATGGTGATTATTTCGCTGCTAACACAGCATCATATTCTATAACAGGTTCAGCTATCACTAACCTGAATAATTCAGCAGATGATGGATTCATGAAGAGATTCCAAAATACTGACTTTATAAAATACCTATCTCAGTTTATGGTAGAAGATCAGGATATGAATGGATTGCCAACAGATCTTAAACTAGAAGCACAGGCAGTGCAGAGGCTCTTACCTTATGATGGGTTTTATCCTGTTATAAGAACTTTGCAGATAGCTACTCTGTTTTCACAGTCTTACTCGCCAGGCTTATTCCCAGTTGCAGGCGGTCTCGGTGCCGCAGATCAAACTGAGATATCAGCTTCGGGCTGGCAGAATATATTGGATTATTTTTATGCCCCAGGTATCATGTATAACTCTATCAAGTCTGGTCTCGCAGTTGACCACCCTGTATTTACAGTCAAAGAAGACAGGATTCCAAGAGAAAAGGGAACCATAGGTGAAGTATTATCAGGTTCTACGGATGCTCAGACATTTGCAGAAATAGTAAGTGATACTAAGCGAGCAGCAGGACTTAGGCAGTCCGATCACACAATCGGACCATTGACGTCTGGCGGCGGCTCCCGTCGAGAAATAACTAAATTTTATAAAGATATTATTCTGCCTAGACGTCTTGGCACAGCCGAAGAGGTACAGCCAACAGGTAGCGAAGAATTTTTAGCCCATCAGATATATTTCCCAGACCGTATACCTTTTGAAACTATTATTAATCCTACAGATTATTTGTTGCAAAATAAGTTTAACAGCAACCAAACATATGATTGGTTTAGAAATGACACCACATCTTCTTTCAGCTACTTTGCAAACAATAAATATGTTAAAGGTGCAGGCAACTTCTTCGGAGCAATCCCAGACGTATTCTTGGAAAACAGTAGGCTTACATCAATTGCAACCGACCCTAACTTAGTTGACCCACAAGCTATTTCAGTACAGAGTGGTACCCTATATGCTATGGAGGTTGCTCTTAGAAAAACTGATCAATTCAATATGTACTCAAACCCAATAGCCTTTGGACCCCCTACCGCCACGGGCTCCGCTTTCAATAGTGGCGATGAGATCCTAGCAACCCAAGGGCAAGCCACTCATACGTTTGATGATGATATGGCGCAAGTCGTCACGGGTGATTGGGGAATGGTTAGATACGGATACCAGACTACGGCTAAGAATTTGCTAAACGCATCGCTAACAGGCAGTATGCCATCGGGAAGCGGCTGGCCTTTGCTGCATGGTAATCATGCACCTTACACGCCTCCTTACTGGTATGGTGAGTCATTTGCAAGAATATATTATTCTCCTACAGCTTCGGGCATGGTGACAATAAATGAGATCCTAGAAGAAGCACAATATGAGTATGGTAATGCAAATGACTATCTCTTTGATTTCAGATATAACGACCTGAATAAAACAGATGTCAGTGCTTCATTTGGGTCAGCTAATCTTAACTTACCCATGAATATTGTAACAGAAGGCGCTGGTGGCTTAGGATTACCGCCATATATGTGGAACCGAGCCTGGCAAAATAAGATGGAGATAAAGGCTTCGCTAACAATTAATAATAGACACCCAGGTAACATACAGCCAAACAATGCATGGGTCATTATGCCTAAGTGGGAATGTCCCATATTGGATTTCCCAGTTAGAGCCGAACCATGGGCTTCAACTAGTGGCTCTTATAACTTTACAGCTTCTTTTGCTAAGGTTGGTCTTGGCGACCGTGGGTTATTACCTTTCACAAGTCCAGCTAACGGCAGAGAAGTGTGCCCACAACAAGGTATGTGGCACCAATACGGGGTAGTGCCAGATGCAGGAGAAGGTGTGCAAATGGTGCTCAGAGATATATCGTCAGGAGATAAAGAGAAGAGAATGAAAGCTCAGATAATTTATCCTGGCACCCAAGGACAACCAAATGTTATTGGTGCAGCGGAAGAAAAGATGTTACCTAAAATACCAAATTCGCTGATGGATATAACAGCGTTTGGGGATAGAAAGAGGAAAGTAAGGTCGCTGGCTAAATTGGTAGGCTTTCCATCCGAAGTGGTTAATAAGCCAGTTGATTTAGGTCGAATAGCTAATAAGAAAACAGTTCATGAAGCTATAATAGCACTGCCATATTATGAGGATGCGGAAGCTAATATACAATTTATTCCAATACCCTTGAAAGACGAGTCTAACCAGGTGGTAAGTGAGTTTGGAAAGCAAACAGCCAAGCTCAGGAAATCATTATCAAAATACATATTGCCACCAGTTATAGAACAAAGAATGTCTTACTTGGTGCCAGAATCATACCCATTATCTTCTGATGGGGAAGATCTTAGATTAAGACCAGATAGTGCTGTTTACAGCAATGAGGACCCACCACTAGCAATGTATTTGTTTGAGTTTACTACGGAACTAAGTAAACAGGACTTAGCAGACTGGTGGCAGGGAATAATGCCAGAACCAAGCACTAAGTTTAACAATACAACCATGAACATATCTACAATTGATCATGC